TATATACCTTATTATATATATAAAAAAGCGGAAAGAGGGGGATTCGAACCCCCGAACCGCTTTAGGCGGTTACACGCTTTCCAGATGTGAAGCTTTTCGGTATAACTACCTTAACACTAATTAATTACAGAGACCCGATTTTTAATTTGCAAGCTATTTGCAAGCACGCTATTTTTTCGAGTTACCCAATATGCAGAAATATTAAATATATTTAAATATATCCACATATATTTTGATATATCAATTTTTTCATTTATCTTTGCGTTTGAATTTATAACATAGTGCAAAGATATAAAGAAATCCCTTTATTCTAGCACACTTTTAGACTATTTAACATGGTTACATCGATTCAGCCAAATATAGACCCAACTGCCCGATATACGATATCGGAGACTTGCGAACTGTTGGGCATACATCGCAATACCCTACGTTCATATGTAAACGCAGGGTATATAAAGACTGTGCAGAAAATACACGGGCAACGCTTCAAGGGTTCAGAGATTCTTCGTTTCTGGAACTCTTTCGTATAAACATTGGCCCTGTACCTAACAACAGCCACTCACACGACACACCATACCCTTCAGCAAGATAAGCAAGATGCTCGACACGCAGGGTACGCTTATCTCTGTTATGCTTTAGGGTATTCATATTTCCGTAGTTCAGACCGAACTCTCTTGTGAAAGTTTGTAAGCCCTTTATTCTTCTTTGGTCTTTGAGGACGTCAAGCGCCTTGAAGAATCTGTCGCTTATATCCAGGGCACGATCGGGAATATTCAATTTCATTTCAACGCCATTTTTTCAAGTAAGTCCATTAGACGTGAATTGATTTCGTCCTGCCTCTCTACATGTTTTGTTATCGCCTCGGTCTGCTTTTTGATAATCTCAATCAAATCGGCATCATTTTGGATTCCGTTGTTCTGATTACCGGAGCCATTGTTCACATTGTTTTCTGCGTTTACGAATGGAGAAGGCTCTATCTCGAAAGCCTTGACCTCTTCCTCGCCATACTCATCGTACAGTTTTTGAAACTGCGCAGGCGTTGGGTCTATACCCTCTGATTCGTATCTCGAAATGTTAGATTGGGAAATTCCCATAATCTCTGCCAGCTTGGACTGAAACAGTCCGTGAGCCTTTCTGAATTCTTTATATTTGAACATATCTGTATAAATTTGTTAAATTTAACTAAATATCTTCGATATATTTGCATATATCAGAATATATTTGTATCTTTGCATAAAGATATAAAACATAGTGCAAAGATAATGGAAAATATTCAAACATCAAACACTTTTGAGGAAAAATCTCAAAAAATGACCTTAAAAGGTTATTATCAGGGGTTGCCTTTGAGAAGCGCCCCACGATACGACTTCATCACGGAAGTTGCTAAATGCTGCAAGGTTACCGAGCAGACAGTTAGAAATTGGGTTCTATATGGTGTGAAGCCACAGCAGCATATCCACGTAGAAATATTATGTAAGCTAACGGGCATTAGCGAGGAGGACCTATGGAAGGATTAGAGTTCTATATGTTCGAGGATGAACTATGGTGTAAGACTTCAGACGGAAAGAATTTCATCGTTGACGAGACTCATACGGAGTTAGCGAAATACATTCTGGAAAAGGTTCGTGCTTGCTATCCGGAAGCCTACAAGGCGTTGGAGAAGATTTATTCCAAGAGTGCACCTAACGAGAGTTACTACCAGTACCTCATGATGCGTCGATTTTGCAAATGCAACTTTTGTCGACTCGACACTACAGCTTTTGATGTTGTCGATGTTGACAAGGATGGAAAGTTCAACTTCGAGAAGGTCGAATGTCCAATGCGTGGTGAATGTCCTTATGAAGGTATCGTATGTTTGCCAAGGTTTAATGCTAATCTCTCTACTGCGGAGCTGCGTGTGATGAAACTGCTTTACGAGGGACGAAGCGAGCAGGAGGCGGCAGCGGAGCTATTCAACTCTCCGAACACGATACACCAGCACGTTAAGTCTGTGTATGTAAAACTAGGAATACATAAGCTCTCTGAGTTTATAGCCTATGCGAATAAGAATAATTTGTTCAACAATTAAATATTAGATTATGCCAATTATTAGAAAGAATGACGTTGTTACAGAGCGTCCAGTGATTATCGTACTCTATGGTACCCCAGGTACCGGTAAGACATCTTTGGCTACTACAGCCAACAGTCCTTTACTCATCGACACCGACCGCGGCTTTGACCGTGCCGTCCAGCGCCCAGACATTGTTGTCACGGCTTCACGCTGGGAGGACATCTATAACGCAGAGGTTATCGGTTCCTATGTTGTTGAGGATGGCAAGCAGGTTTGGAAGCCAGGTTTGATCAGTGAGTGTAAGACCATCGTAGTAGATACTGCCAAGGCTATGCTCGATGACTATCTCAACGCTTTTGCTATTCAGCAAGACCCTAAGCTGGGAACTAACTCATTGAAGCGATATGGCGTGATGGGAGAATTGTTCAAGCAGTTTGTCGGCATTCTCCGTTCTAACAACTCTGACATCATCTTCATCTGCCACGATAAGGAGACGCAGGAGGGAGACTACATCAAGCATTCTCCAGACTGTACAGGACAGAGCAAGGACTTGCTCATCCGCATTGCGGACCAGGTAGGCTACATCTGCAAGGAGAACGGCAATCGTGTCATCAAGTTCGAGCCACAGGACAATCGTGTTGGTAAGAATGTTGCAGACCTGCAGGACACTTGGATTCCAGCTTACGGAACAGAAGAGTTTGACACTTGCATGGCAGACATCATCAAGAAGGTGAAGAAAGCCATCGTGAATAAGTCTGATGCTCAGGCTAAGGCGCAGGAAGCCGTTGATGATGCCCGAAAGAAGCTTGCAGCCGTGGAGACTGTAGATGATGCAAATGCGCTCATCGAGGTAGCTCACGGATTGAACAAGATTCATCAGAAGGCATTCATGAATCAGATGATTAAGGAGCTTGCCGCCAAGGGCATTGACTTTGACAAGAAAGGCAAGAAGTTCGTCAAGCACGAGGATGCAGCATGATGAAGCCTTTGATTAGAGTTACCCAGCTAGAGAGCTTCAGACGATATATGTCTGGCGAATATGCTTACGTTACAGAGCAGGACGTTATAGACAATATCACAAAGAAGTTCGAGGGCAACGATTACACAAGAATAGGAACTGCCTTTCACTCCATCGTGGAGACTGGCAGTCCCCATTGCTTCAAGGAGCCGGAAGGTGTTCGTCATTTCACCTATTATAAGAAAGATAAGACAGAACCCGTTCCAAAGGGAAGAAGGTTCGTCTTTGATGAAGGTGAAGCGATTCTCGACATTCCTCAATGCAAGGTTGCTTTGAAATACAGAAATGAGCATCCTGGCGCCTTTCATGAGGTTCGTGAATACAAGGATTTCGGCGATGCCGTTGTCACGGGATGTGCCGATATGATTGACGGACTAGAGATAAGAGACATCAAGACTAAGTACGGACCGGTATCAGACAAAGACTATATAGACAGTTGCCAATGGCAGCTTTACCTAGAGTTGTTTGAAGCTGATGTGTTCCATTTTGACTTGTTTGTCTTTGAGGGCTACAATAAGGATAAGCACAAGGGAGACGTGAGAGGTCTCAAGCTTACTCCTTACGAGCCAGCAATCACTTGTTACAGATACCCAGGTATGGAAGACAAGAATCACGCGCTATTGCGTGACTTCCTCAAATGGGTAGAAATGAGAGAATTATTACCATATTTACCATTAACAGAATCAGATGGCTAATACAATGACAGGAAGGGTATTGCTCATCGGCAATGTCGAGGAAATACCCAGCAAGAGCGGCGGAGAGCCGTTCAGAAAGAGAGTTGTGGTTCTTAACTGTACACACTCGAATTACGGAGATGTGTATGAGAACTACCCAAGTTTTGAATTCAGCGGAAAGCACGTGGATGATCCTGCGGATTTTGCGGTTGGCGAGATTGTTACCATATCTTTTGCTCTTCAAGGTACCAAGTATCAGAAGAGTGCAAATGACCCGGTAAAGTATTTCAATACCATTTCGGGTTACAAGATAGAAAAGTATCAGAGAGGTGGCCAGACGCAGCAGCAAGCTCCACCACAGCAGCCGCAAGGAGTTCAGTCACCGGCACCGCAGCCGGGCAAAGATGATGACTTGCCATTCTAGTTATGATTTTCAATCTCAACAATGACAAGGACAGGGCAGACTATAAGGACTATTGCAATGGTCTTTACATGGATGCCTTGAAAAGCGGAAAGGGTTTTATCGTGGAGGTGAAGAAAAAGTACCGTCCACGTTCCCTTGCCCAAAACAGCTATCTGCACGTTTGTCTTCAATATTTCGCATCAGAGTTCGGCTATGATGAAGAATACGTGAAGTACAACATTTTCAAGCAGATAGTAAACAGAGAAATCTTTGCTAAGCAGAGAACTAACAGAAGAGGGCAGCCTGTCACCTATTGGAGAAGCACGGCTGACCTTGACACAAAAGAATTAACAGACGCTATTGAGAAGTTTCGGAACTATTCAAGTATGGTTGCAGGGTTGTATATACCAGAGCCTAATGAAGAAGCAGCCTTGCTTGAAGCTCAGAAACAGATAGCATTATATGAAAAGTATTTATAATTATGAAATCAGATTTGAAAAATTATGTTCCTGAGAACATTGAGTTTGTTTTGGAGGACGGTGTAAAAGACATGTTCCCAATGGAGTTGGACTTCCTTGCTTTGACCGAGGAGAACCTTTGCGGAGAGAAGCCTTTGAAGAATAAGGCAGACATCCTTAAGTTTGTCGGAAAGCACTTCACGGCAACCTTCCCTGACAATGAGTTGGTTACACGCTTTCTCGATGAGTTCGAGAAGAAGAACATCAGAGAGGAGTATTGCACACTCGAAGAGAACGTGGTGCCAGCTCGCAAGCTGGAATTGGAGGAGGCTTTGGAAAAAGCCAAGAAGATGAAGAAGGATGCAGAAGAGGCTTATGCTTCTGTCCTTATGGAAGTAGCCAAGTACGCCGCTGAGGTGCGCCAGGGAACTGTTGATATGCGTCTTAAGTCGAAGAACGTGTTCTGTATTGCATTGGCAGGTTACTATCTCGTATATAATTGGGATGCAAATTCAGAGAAGTTCCTGCTCGCTAAGGCTTATGCCATCCCAGACCGTTCTGAGATTTGGGCTAACGAGGTCAAGAATCGCGAGAGTATGAAGGAGGTCTTCGGATTGGAGTTCCCGGAAGAGGAGCAGCCAAAAGAAGAAGCTCAATCAGAGCAGTCTTCAGATGATGACGATGATGAATTACCATTCGGCGAGTAATGAAGTACACTCTTAGAAATTATCAAAAGCAAGCTAGTGATGCAGCCGTAAGGCTGTTCACTAGCAAGGCTGACAAGAACGGATTGGTTATCCTGCCTACGGGTGCAGGAAAGAGCTTGGTGATAGCAGATATTGCCTCTCGCCTGGAAGGACCGCTGTTAGTCTTTCAGCCCAGTAAGGAAATTCTTCAGCAGAACTTTGCCAAGCTGCAAAGCTATGGTATCTTCGATTGTGGTTGCTATAGTGCTTCTGTAGGATGTAAGGATATAAACAGAATAACCTTTGCCACCATCGGAAGCGTGATGAACCATATGTCAGACTTCGATTGTTTCAAGAACATCATAATTGACGAATGTCATTATGTAAACTCGAAGTCAGGGCAATACAAGCAGTTCATAGAAGCGAAGAACAGACAGGTTGTTGGATTAACAGCCACGCCATATCGTCTTGATCGTGCCGAAGGAGGTTCCATCTTGAAGTTCCTCACGAGAGTAAGACCTAGAATATTTTCAAAGGTCATCTATTGTTGTCAGATTGGAGAGCTGCTTTCCAAAGGTTATCTTGCAGACTTGCATTATTATGATTTGACAGAATTGGATTTAAGAAGAGTCAGAAGCAATTCCACCGGTGCAGATTATGATGAAAGAAGTCTCCTCGCAGAGTATGAGCGTTGCGGATTCTATGATAAGCTATCAAATACAGTAGTCAAGGTCCTGCAGCCTAAAAGCGGCATTCCCAGAAAGGGGGTACTTGTATTTACCGCTTTCACAAAGGAGGCTAGGCAGTTGGTTGATAAGCTTCAATCACTCAGAATCAATGCCGCCATCGTGACAGGAGAAACACCCAAAAAGGAGCGTGAAGCCATTCTTGAAGGATTCAAGAGGAGAGAGATAAAGGTTGTTGCCAATGTAGGTGTACTGACTACGGGATTCGACTACCCTGCCCTAGATACCGTTGTTTTGGCACGCCCGACGAAATCTCTTGGACTCTACTATCAGATGGTAGGTCGCGCTATCAGACCTTTTGAAGGAAAGGACGGGTGGATAGTTGACTTGTCGGGAAACTATAGCCGGTTCGGAAATGTCGCAGACCTCTTTATTAGCAGACCTCCAGGAACCACGAAATGGGCGGTGTATTCCAGAGGAACACAATTAACTAATGTTGTACTAAGATGAGCGTTTTAAATGAGCTTATTGAATATAAGCAAAGAGATTCCGCATCAGGAACTGAGTATTTAACTCTCTGTCCGCATTGCAGAAAGGGAGTATTTACACAAGAACCAATTTATGTAGGAAGTTTAGCTTGCCGTTTATGTGTTGATTTTGTGAACATGACGGACAAATATGTTACATGTAAATTCAAAAGAAATGTTTCCATTTTATAAGAAAAAGAAGAAATCTCCTTCTGCTCCCAAAAAGAGAAAGAAGAGTAAGCCGGATTTAGTCAAGAGACTAGACAAGGTATTTGCGTTGTATATACGTCTGAGAGACTGTATGCCAAGCGGCATGGGACAATGTATCAGCTGCGGAAAGATAAAGCCGTACAGAGAGCTTGATTGCGGTCATTTCTTCGGACGCTCCAACATGGCCACCCGATTTGATGAAGATAACTGCAATGCAGAATGTATCGGGTGCAACAGAGTGAAGTCAGACCATCTTATATACTACCAGGAGAATCTGATAAAGAAGATTGGTGTTTCCCGATTTTCCACCCTGCGAGAGCGTGCTCACTCCATCAAGAAATGGGATGACGATGAGTTGGAGAAAATGATTAAGTATTATACTAATGAAGTAAAGAGGCTGAGTTATGAGAAGGGTATCACCGTTAATCTGTAAAAAATATAAGTCCCCAGTGTTTCACAACACCGAGGACTTGAACCAATTAAAATCCTATAAAGATTATTCTCTAAAGGGATTTGCTTGCAAAGGTAATGAATTATTTTCAAATTGCCAAATAAATCCCATAAAAAAAGCCCGCTCACTAGCAGGCTAAAGAGGAAATCCTTAGCATTCTTTTTTTACAGATGCTATGGAAAAAACATATTGCAAAGGTACTAAAAAATATCGAGACTACCAAACACATATTCAAATATATTTTGGTATTTTTGAATATTTAACTTAATTCTTTTGCATATATCAAATAAAATTCGTAATTTTGCATTAGAGAGAGGAAATAATAGTAATAATTAAAATATTATACAATATGGAAGAGACGGAATTTCTCAGAGATTTTGAAGGAATTAAGGACTACAGAACGTTCTTGGTAGGCTTGGACAAACAGTTCAAGTCGGCAGGTGTGTTGTATCGTGAGTTTAAGATTTTGGAAGGGATGGCTTCTATCGCTTTAAAGATTAGCCCTTCTATCCACAATTTTATCTCTAAGCAGCAAAGTGCTGTTTACAGTAAGTTACAGACAGAAGTTGACTCCCTGGCAAATAGTATAAAGCGAGGTAAGATATGCTTCATTAAGAACGAGGACTTGAACCAATAAGATTATGAAATATAATTGCATCAGAAATAGCGATTCTCCAGAAGTAATGAGAGCAAGGGTGAAGCACGGCATAGCTGCCTACGGCATCTACGTTGCTCTTATGCAATTATTGGAGGAAGACGAGAATCATAAGCTGTCAAAGGATTATTCTATGATAGCTTATGAGATGCGTGTTGATGTTTCCGTGGTGCAATCTGTAGTTGAGGATTTTGATTTATTTGAGGTTGAGGAAGAGTATTTCTATTCTAAGGAACTTTCAGACACTATCGAGCAGGCAAGAAAAGTCAGCGAAGCTAGAGCTAGAGCCGGTCGTGCCGGAGGTGCAGCAAAGGCTAGAAATTTCGTAGCAAATGCTAAGGAATCTTCTAGCAAATGCCAAGCAAATGCTAGAAAAAACGTAGCAAATGCTAGCGAATCTCTAGCAAATGCTACAAATTCTCTAGCAAATGCTACAGATATTCTAGCAAATGCTAAGGAATCTTCTAGCAAATGCCAAGCAAATGCTAGAAAAAACGTAGCAAATGCTAGCGAATCTCTAGCAAATGCTACAAATTCTCTAGCAAATGCTACAGATATTCTAGCAAATGCTAGCGAATCTCTAGCAAATGCTAAGCAAATGCCAGAGTCCAAAGAAAGTTCCCCAAACCCTTCAAAGAATATATATTCCGTTCCTACGGAACGGGAAGATAATATAAAATTATCTTCTCCTTCTAGCGCGCGCACGAGGAAATCGAAACCGAAAGAGTTTACCATCTGCCACAAGGGACGGCAAATATTCGAGAAGTATTACCAAGAACTCTATGACTCCGCCTATTATTGGCAACCCAAGGATGCAAAGGCTATGAACTCTATCCTAAAGAAGATTTCTTTTGCTAGAAGTCACAAAACAGTGCCGCTTCCGATAGATGACGAGAGCTTGCTTAAGGCATTGGAAGAGTTTCTGCGTCGTATCGACAAGACTTGGATAATGAACAATTTTTCGGTTAACAAAATTGATTCTCAATACAACGAGATAGTATCAGAAATGAAAAATCATAGACAAAACGTAACAGACAATGGAAACAATACAAAGACAGGATGGAAAGCTCCTGACCACAAAGACACATCAGCGTATCGGTCGGGGTTTGGAGTTGCCGTTGGAAAATAGAGAGGCCAAGAACTTTCTTTACTATGCCTACAAACGAGAGGTGGAGAAAAGAAAAAGAACGTTCGTCTTCACTGACGAGCTAAAGGAAGCAATATCGAAAGTCGGGGATTTTCTTACTACAGAGACCAACTTTTACGGGTTATTTATGCCTGGCAGTATTGGAAATGGCAAGACTACGATGCTAAAGGCTATCCGAGATTTGCTAGTTTATCTTGTGGATTCAAACAAGATTAGCTATTGCGAGGGTGACAAATACCCACGTTTCGTCAAGGCTAGAGATATGGCTTACATGATTCACGATGACAGAAATGAGTTCAGAGCAATCAAGAATGCCAAGTTTCTCTTGATTGATGATTTGGGTGCCGAGCCAACGGAGATAGTCGCTTACGGGATGCACTACAAGCCGTTTGACGAGTTGTTGGACTATCGCTATGAGCAGATGCTGCCCACGATTATCAGCTCAAACCTAACGGCCATTGACATCGGACAGAAGTACGATGACCCAAGAATTGTAGATAGGATGCACGAAATGTTTGACATTTTAAGTTTTGAGGAGGTATCGTTCAGATGAGTTTAGCACAATCACCGTATCTGAATCAGCCATTAGTGAATGACCCTAAGGCTGAGCAGTATGTTATCGGAAGTCTTCTCATTGACCCTATGGCTTACACCGTAGTCAGTCAGTATCTAGATGAAGACTGTTTCTATGACCCTATATGCCGTGACATTTGGAAAGCCGTGGACAACATGGGCAAGCACGGTATGCCGATAGATATCATATCCGTATCATCCGAACTTGGCAAGCAGAAGTCGAACGTGACTTCATTGGACTTGATGAATATTTCGGCACAGATTGCTTCGTCAGCTCATGTAGAGTATCACGCCATCAGATTGCAAGACCTTGGCAGGCGAAGAAAGCTATGGGTAGTAGGCCAGCAGCTTTCCAAGGTGGGATTGTCGGAAGAAGTGCTGACCGCAGATGCCCACCAGGAAGCGATTGAGAGTATCGGAGGAGTATTCGAGAAGGCTGATGGAGTATTCACGCTCAATGATGCAATGAACAGCCTAAACGAGATAATGGTTAAGAACGCCACCGTTGGAGGTGTTACGACAGGAACCAAGACCGGTATGGAGCGATTCGATGAAAAAGGAGGTCTGCAGAAGTCTGACTTGATTATCGTAGCCGGCGAAACTTCTCAGGGAAAGACGAGTCTTGCGCTTTGTATGACAAGACACGCCATCGAAAACGGAGCAAAGGTTGCTTTCTATTCTATGGAAATGACGAAGGAGCAGCTTACGGCACGCCTGCTTTCCGCCAAGACGAACATCCCGGCCAACAACATTCTTTATTCGGGCAGTCTGGCACCAAGCGAGATAAGGATGATTGATGATGCTAGAGGCAAGTTGCCCGGTGAGAATTTATTCTTTGATGATAAGAGTACGTCAAATATAGATTCTATCCTTCTTTCCATCCGAATGCTTAAGATGCAGAAGGACATAGACGGAGCAGTAGTTGATTACTTACAGATTCTCAATGTAAACTCTAGGAGTACGAGTTTCAGCAGGGAGCAGGCTATGGGTGATGCAGCACGAAGATTCAAGAACCTTGCCAAGGAGCTGAACATATGGATCATCGCCCTAAGCCAGTTGTCTAGAGACAGTAACTGTCCCGAGCCAAACTTGAACAGACTGCGTGATAGCGGACAGATAGGAGAAGCTGCCGATGTTGTCATCCTAGTCTATCGAGCAGAGTATTACAACAGAGCGTACCCTGCCCCATTCGACAATAAGGATGACTACCCTACTGACGGAACGGCCATGATAGATGTTGCCAAGGGACGTAATATTGGAACATTCAAATTCTTTATGGGATTCAACAAGAATACGACAAACTTTTTCAAGACAAATTTAATCAACGAAGAAGTGCAGGTTCCTTTCGAAAAGCCAGAAGAGACGGATGCACCATTCTGATAATCAGATAGTTATAAAGTATAATAATTTAGTATTTTTAACTAAAAAAGTCGTTAGTATATTTGCATATATCAGAAAATTTTCGTACCTTTGCATATAGATAAGAGGTAGTACTTTTGGATATACAGGAGCTACCTTATAAGTTGAACCAATTAAAATTATAAAGATTATGAAACATTACAGCAAATTCGTTATTGATACAGTAGAAGAGTTGAAGAAGGAAATCCTCGTTAACTATGGATATGGTGAAATTAAACAGATAGTTGAGGGAATTGCGGCAGACGAGGAGACAGCCAAAGTGTTTCTTAACACAGACTTCGGTGAGAACCTTGTACCAGACGGAGTAACTCCTTACTTGGAATCAATGGTAACGGTTCAGATAAACGACTTTGATGAGCTTCTTTTCAAGGCTTTACGATACAAGGGAGATGAGAAGACTACTTATTACGTTGACATCAAGTCTTCAATTACAAACAAAGATTATCGCCTTGTGGAAATTGAGGTTCCTAGCAAGAGATACGCTAAGAGATTGAAGAGAAATGCACAGATGATTGCTTTGTGTAAATACATGTTGTGTGACATTTAAACTAAGTTTAAGATATGAAACGGATATCAATGGAAGAGATAGAAAAGACGAGAAAATATTTGGCTAATCTTCGTTATAATAGAGGAAGAGACATTTCGATAAAGGAGGTTTAGTTATGAGCGGTCTTTTTGAAACAAAGCTTCGCAGATTTTGTTCTGCTTATCCGTCAGTTCCAATTACACTTTCAAAAGTCAAGGCTTATCTTGACACGGTTGATGATTGGAGAGAGTTAGATGACAGCCATTTGGCACTATTATACAATTTTAATCTTAAAAAATAGAAAGGGAATAATTATGAGAAATTCAAATTTCAATCTTATCAAGTCATTAGGTTACATTGTGGTTCTTGCTAGCTTGACACCATGCTCTGTTCCTCATGAGTATTGGAAGAACACGAATGACGGTCTTCTGTACGGTCACGTCGGAGATAGTGATGAGGAGTATAAGCTGTTAATGATGGAGGGACAGGTATGACATACTACGAGTTCAAGAAGCAGCAGCAGGATGAGTTTGACAAGCTGCCAATGAAGGCTGCATTCGGAGACAAGCAGTTCAAGGATATGATGACTGAATGGGGGCTTACCACAAGTAAGGAAGACCTGGAAAAGATACGTTCCATCGGTGCCGGTGTTTATTGCCTCAAAAAGGACTACCACCTGTTCATAGAATTTGGCGAGCGTTCCGTCAAGAAATCCGAGGAGTTTCTGAGCAGCGATGATGATTTGGTGGATGCCTTGAAATATGAATTTGGCAATCATGAGTGTGGCCTTACATTTGAGTTTGAAAATGGTATCATCGCTTTGGGATATACCGTTAAGGAGTTTCTTTCAGATGACAGAAAGAAGAAGCTTTTTGTAAAGGCACTTAAGGAATACATTAATAGTCTGGAGGGTTAATATGAATACAAAGAGTTTCGGAAACGGATATGTAGGTATCAAGATCAACAGTATTTCTGAAATAATGAAATACAATGCTCTCAAAGAGCAATTTTCTATTTGGAATGAGTATGAAGGCACGTTTGATTACGATGTTGAGGTTACGGATGACGATGGAAACGTCACTGAACGAGAGCCGACAGAAAACGAAAAGATAGAGCGTTACCTGGAAGCTTTCAATAATGGAACCGTTTTATATGCAGTCTTCAATTTGGATTGTGGACGAGTCTTTTCTGATTTGCCAACGACATTCCAGAGCAAATATGCTGTCGGACAGAAGGTCTTCATTATGATGGACAACAAAATTGTTTCGGGTAGAATCGTCCTTATATCTCTTTCAGACTATGAAGATGACAAAAAACTGTATGTTGATTATCATTCTAGAGATATAGGCGAAAGAATATACAATATAGTGAGTATAAATTTGTGTCCTACAAGCTATCGAAATTATTATTCTTTCAGTGAGCGCGACCGTATAGAAAGATGTCTCAAGGCAGCACTAAATAATAATTATGTTGTCCTAGAGATAGACAGAAACTATGTAAGTAAAAGGCTTGGAGATATATTCTCTTCAAAAGAAGAACTTGTCAAACATTTAATGGAACAATAGTTATGAACGTTATAAGAGTGACAGGAAATACAAAGAACAGAATAGATGCCATCTTTACGGGCAGCAAGTATCTGTTCTTCAGCCCGGATTTCGGATTGGTTGCTATTGCAACAAGGGTATCAATGGATGAAAACTGCTCCTACTTCAATGTTGAGCTGACAGAACAAATTAAACCTAAGTTGATCTACAAGGTTGTTGAAAAGGAAGAAGCTTCCATTAAACGTATCTGCCAATTCAACTGCATCAATTTAGGAGAAATGCCACAGCATACTCTTCCATACGTGATAGACTTAACATTGGAAAGGAGATAGCTATGGTTGTAAAGGAAATGGTTCAGTACAAGAGAACTGCTGATATGGAAGAACTCTATCTGATGCTCAATAATGATTCTGTAGCCTACGACCTTTGGCACGATGCTGCAGAAAAGTACGCCCTAAAGATGGTAAACGGAGAAGCAGTAATGATGGAGAATGTCGCCCATGTGATGATTGCGAGGGTCACTCAGTCTTGCGACAGGTTGATCAACTGGCGCAGAAAGCTGATTACCGATGCCCTAAATATTACTAAGGAGCAGAAAGAAATTGTTGCGTGGCAGTGGTTCTATAATAGTATGATGGATTTATATACTTATTATAAAGGTAGGCAAAAGTAGGGTTTAACATAACGGGTAGTAAGGACACCCACAAGTTAGATACCTTATTCTTATCTGGCAGCTCGGAAAGACGGCACCCGACCTTTAAAATTTAATCATTATGGAAATAGAAGAATTAATAAAAATAGCAGAGTCTGATTCTTGGACTGTCACCGAAGAGGAATACACGAATGGGAAAGGATTGCTCTTTTCAAGATTTTCACCTGCAGGTCAAGACTTTTCAATATCAACCGGACCATTTGAAAGTGCGGAAGAATTGATCAACTGCATCCACCAGCGTTACGTAGAATTTGATGCTGACAGTGAAACATATTTATGGTTAGACAACGATGGCCATGGAAAGAACGGAGCACCATATCGCATGAGGGATGTGCTGGAAGATATGGAGGCTTGCAAGAAGATGATTTACGACTTATTTATTTGTTATCGGGACGCTTATGAAAAGAAGTGAATTATTTATGGCTTGCGCCAATGAGTACAGTTACAAATGCAATTCTGATTGCGACAACTGTCAGTTATACCTTCGTTACTTAAAAGAAAAGGAGGATTGATTATGAAAGGGAAAGATATTATCTCGGTCAGCAGTTTTGGCGTACAAACATACTATCCTATCGGACAGAAGCTTAGTATAAACGGGAAAACCTGCGTGGTAGCGGAACGTGGAGATTGTGTTAATTGCGTCGTTTGTGTACCTAACGTTCCACTTCACGACCAAGAAGTTACTTGTGCAAACCTAGCTTGTACTGCTGACGAACGAGAAGATAAAACTAGCGTTCATTTTAAAGAGGTTTAATTATGAAGGTATATCTAATTTATAAAGATGATGCCTGGCATACAAAGGGAAGCGGCGAATTGCTTAGAGTAGCCGACAATCTTCAGAAGTGCTACGCAACAGCCGAGGCCAATGGAGCTTCGGAAGAGCAACTTAGAGATTTGCGCAACATTGGACAAAGTCAGTGTAGTGGGAAAAGTTACGAATTTAACATAGAAACATGGGAGGTTACATAAAATGAAATATGATGTTTGCATTCAAGAAACTTTGAGTAAGACAATAACCGTAGAGGCAGATACAAACACGGATGCTTGCTCTATGATTAGAGAAAAGGTTAATAATGGTGAGATTGTCCTTTCTGCTGACGATTTCACTGGTTGTAGAATTATAACAGCACAGGAAGCTTATGGAAGTGAAGACAACGAAGACTGAGTACAGAGAACTGCTTAACGTTCTAGAAAAAGCAGCTAATCTGATTGACGAAAAAGCAACTCGAGCCAGAGAACTTGATTTAGCTAGAAGATTAAGCAGGTCAAAGGCTTTGCTGGTAAAAAGAAATGGCAGTCTTCAAGGAGAAAGCGGCGATAGTCATTAACGGCATCGTGTACGTGGCGGAACCAATGGATGACTGCGAGGATTGTGCGTTTTGTACGGGCTTGGCACAATGCAGCGTAGATTTCATTTGCATCTCTATGAGAGAAGCATTCCGTAAGGGATTCAGAAACAAGCCTATCGGTTTCAAAAAATGGAAAGGTTATGAAAGGAACAGAAACATTCAAGAAGGTAATCAAGGCATATCTTGACAAGCGTGCAGCAGAGGACGAGCTTTTTGCGAAGGATTATGCCAATCCGGGCAAGAACATCGATGATTGTTGCGACTTTATTATCTCAGAGGTCAAGAAATCCGGAAGGAATGGCTTTGACGATGATGAGATTTACGGAATGGCAGTTCATTATTATAATGAAGAAGAAGTCTCATTTACTAAGAATCAGAATTGCACCATTGTTACAAATCTCTCAGACCAGACTAAGGAGAATCTGGAGAAGAAGGCTGAGGAGGAGTTCAAGCAAGCCAAGATCATGGAGCTCAAAAAGAAGGAGTCCGCAGAGAAGGAACGCTTGAAGAAGAAAGCCGAGGCTCAGAGAAAGAAGGATGCAGAGATTGGGCAGTTGAGTTTGTTTGATTTTTAAATATGTGAGTTATGAAGCCAAGAAATAAGACAGAACGTGAAGTTGTAAAACTCTCAGATAGAATACCGGAGTTGTCAGATAAGCAACGCGAGTGGGCCATCAAGACTTGCATCTCTGAAGATGATGCCTACAAGTATGGTGACAGATTTTCAAGAGGGTGTTTCTATCTTGTATGCACATTCAAGGGATGGCAGGTTCTCAGGTACTTCCAGGTAAGAGTGAAGTTCCGGTTCCACAAGATGGTTAAGGAGAAGATTTACTTCAAGGAGTGTATGCAGCAATGGTTGAAAGACGGGGAATATGTTTTTCTTGCCAAGCAGAGAACTAGCGGATATATCGTAGATGCTTTTTCTGCTTTTGGAAAGCTGGAAGTAAGAACGCATACTTTATGGAGCGGTTTGGGCGACCCTCGCGATATCGGATTCGATGGAGTATATTACGCTTCGGTCCAAGGCAAATATAAATATGCTCTCAGAGACTTCAAGAAAAAGATTCCGTGTGACGAAATCTTCCGTTCCGTTAATGCTAACACATACAATGAAACGCTCATGAGACGTGATGTTGATATGTGGAGAATGTGCAAGTATCACGAAGCTGTCTTCGATAGAGAAAGAATGTCAGCCGTCAAGATTGCTGTCAGACACGGAAAGGCTTCTTATATTTACGATAGCTTGTGGTGGGATATGCTCGACAGCATCACGTATCTCAAGAAGGATGTACGTAACCCTTCTATAGTTTGTCCGGAGAATCTTCGCGAGGCACACGACAAGTGGCTAAAGTCAGCAGACAACAAGAAAAAGAAAATGGAGGACAGAATGGCTAAGCTGCGTTTGATTGCGGAAGAGAAAATGCAACTCAGATATCTAGAGCAAGCTGCTAAAGCCGAAGAGGAGAATAAGAAAAAGGCAGAAGCAATGGCTAATGTATATGTTGACAGAAGAAAGCAGTTCTTTGACATTGACATAAAGGATGGCGCCATAGACATACAGGTTCTTAAGTCCGTCCAGGAGTTCTTTGAAGAGGGCAAGGAAATGGGGCACTGCGTATTCAGAAACGGCTATTACGATGTGAACAGAAAGCCGAACTGCCTCATACTTTCTGCCAAGGTAAACGGGCAGCGTATGGAGACAATCGAGGTAAACTTAGCCGATGTTACCGTTGTTCAATGCCAGGGCCACAGAAACATCAATTCCGCTTTTCACGATGCCATTCTGAAGCTTATCAAAGACAATCTGTGGCAGATAGAATCTAGGCTTCCGAACAGAGCAAGCAGAACGGCGTAATTTTTAGTATTTTTGGCTAAATTTTCTGTTTGATATATTTGCATATATCGGAATTTTTTCGTATCTTTGCGTATGAAAAGAGCCTATTTTGCGGTATTTTTGACTATTCAAGCCGCATATATGCACGATTTTATGTTAAAATATAGTTAATTTCGGATTTTTAGTATTTAATCATTAAATATTTTATTAAATTTGCAGCGATGGAATACGATTACAGTAAGCTCAGAGAGTTCATCAAGCGTTGTAAGTGGCAATGGGCCACTTCAATGATAGACGTTCCTCATGAGTACATTCACAGAGACAAGTGCGCATTGACAAACGACGAGTTCTATTACTTCGTCAGCGCACAGCGAGACAATGGAGTCCATGAAAGATGGGGAAAGTATAATTTCCCGTACCTTTACATTGACGGTTACAAGTATTGGACGATGGGCGATCCATTCGAGACTACTTGGATTCTGAACAGACAGAAGGTTTTCAACGAGTTCGACTTCCTTGAGTGGCCTGTACCGCGAATCTATTCGAACCAGGAAATGGACGTGATGGCAAAGTCAATCATGTTCACGTTCAAGGACAGGAAGTTTTTCGAGGCTGGCATCGGAAACGGAGATTTTGTAGCCTATACCAAGATAAAGCCGGAAATGTATTATGGTGTTGATCCAAGCAAGAAGGCTATCAAGCAGTTCAGGGAGAAGACGACAGGGTTCTTCCGCAGATGTTCCACAATTTCGTTTGAGGAGGCGATAAAGAAATGGATGTCGGCAGACAGCGTTGTGGTAGCTCTTTTCGGTACGGCTTCCTACTTCATGCCTCAGTATCTTCGCAAGCTGGGCGAGAGTGGTCTAGATTATTGCCTTATGTTCTACAAGGATGACTACACCCCTGCAGAGTTCGAGGAAATGCACCATTTCACCTACGACAGAATGCAGCTGAAATCGATGTTCCCAAATTGTAACATATACAATCACAAGAATTTCGTAACCATTTCAAGTAAAAAAATCACCTGGCAACAGGCAACAGTAGAAAATGAATTATTCCCAGTATGATAAAATAGCAAGTAAGTACGACACTTTGTTTCGTGACGAAACGAGTCTCGTTGAGAACCGTGAGGTGGGGCACATGCTCCCACCTCTCAACGGTTCAATTCTAGACATTGGATGTGGTACTGGCTTGCTTACAGAGATTGCAGAAATCGACCCACAGGAATACTTGGGCGTTGACCCTAGTAAAGGAATGTTGGAACAGTTCACTAACAAATACCCTGTCTATAAGGATAGGGTCGTATGTGAGCCTTTCGATGGGAAGAACTTGGATTGCAGGAATTTCGACAATATCGTAGCATTGTTTGGTTCCCCATCTTATCTTTCCCGGTATGCCGTCCTGGTAATATCGCAGTGCAAGGCTCGCAAGTTCTTGATGTTCTACAAGGAGAAGTATCATCCGGTCACTTACGAGAAGTGTGATGTAGAGTTCAGACATTTCTTTTATTCTAAGAAGGTCTTGTGCAGTCTTTTTGGTGAAGAAAACGTATCAGAGTATCACAATTATTTAATAGTAAATTGCGTATGACATCACAGAAAGGTTTGCGTTATGATGGCAGTATCGATAAATACCCCATCACAGAAGGCGAGATTTACAGTTTAGGCAATGGTAGCAAGATTACCATTGCCGATATTACTTTGGGGCTTCCTGAGTTTTCAAAGAATGCCGATTGCGTATTCATCGACCCGGCAGGAAGTAAAGGTGTCCTCAAAGCGTATTATACCAAGGCGGAGAAGCAATGCCCAGTTGACAATTTTGACGAGTTCGTTGCCCACATTAAGAGGTGCATCGAGCAGATTAATCCGGACAGACTATTCGTCGAGTGCTTCTACAGAAATAAGAAGCAGTTGGTTCCTATGGTAGAATCGTTGTTCCCTCATGTAAAAATCTACGAGAACACTTATTATCATAAGCCAGATTGCAAGTGCTGGATTATCCAAGGCACCAAGCAGGCAGAAGACTGGGGACTCCAGGGAATGGATGAATGGGATGCGGTGTTCAAGATTTGTAAGGATGTTCCGTTCAGCTCTATCACAGACTTCTTCATGGGTCAAGGACTTGTTGCCCAAGCAGCCTATGCCGCAGGTAAGGTTTTCTATGGTAGCGATATGAACAGAAACCGTTTGGCAGTAGCCATAAGCAAGGTTGCCAAGCGAGGTGGAGAATGGACAGTAACTAAATAATTACGCATATGATTAAACTCTCTCAGATTATCATCCTCAATGTTCCGAAGCGAGAACGTGAGGGCAAATACCTTAAGAAGTTGATAGAGACCAGCACGAAGCCTTATGGTATTCCTGTCAGTATCTCTATGGACCGAGGTAAGGGTCTTTGGGATAATTATTCCCAAGCGTTGACGCAAGAGGTAGCGGAAGGAACTCATCGTATGGTTATCCACGATGACATTACCTTTGACCGCAACATTCTTGCCAAGATTTTACATATTCTCTCTTTCGCTCCCGAAAACAACGTTATCAGTTTCTACAATCCAACAAATGGTGACTATACTGATTGTTACGCAAAGGGCAAGCACGTTATTTCTACAAAGACTAACTTCTGGCTGCAGGCTAGTGTATATCCAAATGACCTAGCCAAGGACTTTGTTGAAACTTCAAACAAGATGACGGATGATCAGACACGTTATGATGATTCGCGCCTTAAGGCATACCTTCAAGCAAAGGGTATCGACCTTTACGCTATCGTTCCCGGTCTGGTTCAGCATTTCGGTGCATACAGAAGCACATTTAACAATCCAGGCGCCGTAGGTGGCATTCCTCGAAACAGCAAGACCTACGACAACCAGTTTGATGTAGAGTCTGTAGATTGGGAGAGTGAGTTCAAGAATCCTTATTTGGCTAAGTCAAGCAAGGATTGGGTTAAGGAAATCGTAAACAAGGAATTTCTCGATGAATACAAAAAACTCTAAGGAAAATCTAGCCTTGAAATTGGCGAAGGACAATATCGAGGTTGAGCAGGTGAAGCCGCTGCATATTGAATACGTCAAGGTTGATGACATTTATCCAAATGACTATAACCCTAACACGCATGATGCAGACAGTTTTGACCTTCTCATCAAATCGTTGCTCTATTTCGGATTTACTCAGCCTATCGTTGTCAACCGCTCGACGATGCAGATTGTGGACGGAGAGAACAGATACCGCGCCGCCTGCGTCATCGGATATGAGATGGTTCCTGTATGCTTTGTTGATTTCGATCAAGAGAAGTTGAGATATGCAACAATCATGCACAATGCCGCTCGCGGCCACAACAATAATGAAATGATGGGCAGACTTAAGGATTACCTTGACACCCATTTCAGTAATTCCAGCGACAAGGTATTATTAAACAATAGAAATAAGAAATGATATTTTACAGTGACAAAAACGTTTATGAGGCAGCTCTTGAAAGATTCAGATATATCTTTCGGGAGTTTTATGGTAAGCGTAAGATTGTCGTGACGATGTCGGGAGGAAAGGACTCTACCGTGGTTCTCAACCTTGCGCACGAGGTTATGAAGGAGATGGGAATTGAAAAGATTCCAGTCCTCTTTCTAGACCAAGAGGCAGAGACTCCAATGACTATCGAGTACATACGATACATCATGCACTTGCCGTGGGTTGAGCCATATTGGATTCAGTCATACTTCCAGGAATGGAATGCCTCAAAGGGAGAATGGTTCAATGTATGGGGGCCTGGAGAAAAATGGATTCGTGAGAAGGAACCTGATTCTTATGGCGATTTGGAAATCCCTCACAATCAGTACTTCTCCAAGACCCTCGATCAGGTACACAGAATGCTCTTCGGTAAAGACTACCTTACTTTGGGCGGTGTTCGCATCGAGGAGTCGCCGGCACGATTGTCAGGCTTAACTAGAGGCGAGTGCCTTCCTGGTATTACGTGGGGACGTGTTTTCGGTTATGATAAAAACGGCACACCGAGAGGTCTGGTTCTCTACCCTATTTGGGATTGGAAGGTTCATGATGTATGGTATTACATCTTTAGTAACAAGCTTCCGTACTGCAAGCTCTACAACTATCAGTTTACACAAAAGCCGCTGAGAGAGTGCCGAGTAAGTTCCCTCATCCATGAGCAGGCTATTCGCGACTTAGGTTTTATCAAGGAAGTTGATCCGTGGTTCTACGACAAACTGGTGCGAAGAGTAGCAAACGTTAATACGTCTGTACACGTCTTTAAGGAAGTGGCAAAATATTGTTACAACTTGCCACCTTATTTCAAGGATTGGGATGAATACGTTGATTATCTCGCAGACAATCTTTGTGAAGACAAGAAGAATGCGGAGACTATCAAGAAAGGCTACCGTTCCGCCAAGAAGAGAAATGTAGCTAAAGCCGGTCATTGCCAGGAGTGCATTGATTACGTAATACATCAGATTGGTTATACCAGCGCTGTCTGCGTAATTGCGGAGGATTTCGGAATGAAGCGCATTCAGAGCGTAGAGCGTTCTTTGCGTCAGTATTTGAGCGACAATTATGTTAAAATAGAAAAAGCTAATAAGGAATATGAATCTTCAAGAGAACATCAAGAAGGAGTTTGATGCTGCCAAGGATAAGGTGCAGTTTTTGAACGACCTCAGAAAGTATATCAGTTCCTTATCTCCGGAGAAAGTCAACCCTGTAGATTGCGTGCTTTGGGTTGACAAGGATATGGTTGTAGCCAACAACTACAACCCTAACCATGTGGCAGATAAGGAAATGCGTCTTCTCTATACATCCGTGAGGGAAGACGGTTACACAATGCCTATCGTTACCATTTGGGACGAGAAGCTGCAGAAGTATGTAATCATCGACGGTTTCCACAGAAACCTCGTTATCCGCAAGTTTGCGGACATCAATGAGCGATGTGGCGGAAAGCTGCCGATTGTGGTCCTAGACAAGGACATCGACCAGCGTATGGCATCAACAGTAAGACACAACCGTGCCCGTGGAAGTCACTCTGTCGATGGTATGGTAAACATCGTTTTCAACATGCTCAGAGACGGTGTGTCGGAGCGTGAGATTTGCGATAAGGTAGGTCTGGAGCAGAAAGAGCTTGTAAAGCTTAAGTATGTAACTGGCTTTGCCAAGATTTTCAAGAATTATAAGTATAATGCGGCTATCGAAAAGGTTGTCGACGAGAGACGCGTAGCAAGAGAGACAGCCAAGAAGAAGGAGGATAAGAAATGAAAGTAAAGCCAGTTAAGCTCAGTGAAATCTTTCCTTACTATGATAACCCTCGTGACAACACGAATGCGGTTGAGCCTACCAAGGAGAGTATCAAGCGTTTTGGATTCGTTAAGCCTATCCTCGTTGATAAGGCAGGTGTAATCATTGCCGGTCACACAAGATACGTGGCCGCTTACCAGTTGGGCATGGAGTTCGTTCCTGTCGTTTACTCGGATATGGACGACGAAATGGCAAAGAAGTACCGCATCCTCGATAACAAGCTGGCAGAGAAATCTTCCTTTGATGAAGACCAGCTTTTGGAGGAATTGCGCAACATGGAGGTTCCTACCGATATGCAGGCATTCTTCTTTGAGGACATCAACCAGATGCTCAACTTCTCCCTCGACAGCATCAACCAGCAGGCAGAAGAGTATGGTGGCTTCCAGGATGACTATTCTCAGGTTGATGAGGAGAATTTCGAGGCTCCATCAAATGAAGAGGCTGGTGAAAGCGAGGAAGCTCCTTCGGATGAGGAGGAAGACCCTGCCAAGGATTTGTTCGTTCTCAAAGAGCGCGAGGACGGTTCACATTATATGAAGGTCGTTTGCCCATATTGCGGAAATATGGAAACAATAGAAATTGAGGATTAACAGGTATGGAAGAGATTAAGATTAATGACAAGGTAATTGAGTTACCTATTGACAGTATCGTGCCTCATGACGGTTCGCACAAGACCGACGAGACGGCAGTACAGGCAATCATGCAGTCCATCAAGGATTTCGGCATCACTCAGCCTATTTCCGTTGACAAGAACAACGTGATTGTAACCGGTAACGGTGTGTATAAGGCTGCAAAGGCATTGGGAATGGATAAGGTTCCCTGCATCCGTGTTGACTATCTGACTGATGAGCAGATTAAGCAGTATAGAATCGCTGATGACAAGACGTCCGAGTTTGCCACTTGGAACGAGAAGAAACTTCGCAAGGAGCTCTCCTATCTCGGTGATCCTAACAGCATTCAGTTTGCTTTCGATGAGAGCATTGCCGGTATGCTTGGACTCAACGCTAAGCCAAAGGAACAGAAGCCTGCGGCCGCACCTTCCAAGGCTGAGACTAACCATACGGCTAAGAAGGTCGTAACGGAAGCCCAGAAGGACCAGAAGTTCAAGGAGGAAATGAAGGGCGTTGAGGAGAATATCCAGGTCAAGCCTTCAGAGTATTATGAGTATAATTGTTCCGCTTGCGGTAAACTAGTAAAAGTTAAGAAGCCATGACAGATGAATCATCACAGCCGAAAGTAAAGTCTTTCGTACATAGAATCCCCAATCCTGTTGGAAGACCATACAAGATTAAGTCTTCTCAGGAATTATGGGATAAGTTTGTAGCTTACTGTGATGATGTTGAAAATGACCCTTGGCAGCAAAAGACTGGTAGCAATTCCATTGCAGGCGGCAGCGGCAAATCCACAAATTCCATGAGACAAGAGGTAAGGGTTTTCAGAAGAGCCTATACTCTTGTCGGATTTTGTGCTTTCTGTGGCATCGTTCAGAAATGGGCGGATTTCAAGAGAGGTAATCTTAAGAGACCAGGCTTTGAGCAGGTGATAACACAGATTGAGAATGTCGTGATGGCCCAGCAGATTGATGGCGCCATGCTTCATCAGTTTGATTCCAGCATTGTTGCAAGGCTCAACGGATTGGCAGATAAGCATATTCAAGAAGTAACCGGCAAGGATGGCGAGGACTTCAAGTTCCCTAAGCTGTCCTTGGATGATATTAAAGAATTACAGAAGATAAATGGACTTTGAGAAACAACGTTTTCTTCATAAGCAGTTAGTGGCATCGTCCCTGCTGCAATTCACTACTAAGATGTTCGCCTATACTGCTCGACGTGAGTATGTAGTAGGCGAACATCACAGGATTATATGTGATGCGCTCATGGATGTGATAAGGGGAAAGACGAATAAGCTGATTATCAACATCAGCCCTCGTTACGGAAAGACCCTCTTGTGTTCACAGATGTTTATCGCATATGGTCTTGCGCTGAACCCTGCTTCAAAGTTTCTGCACATATCTTATTCCGGAAGTCTCGTCCAGGACAATTCAATGGCAGTCAAGGACACGATAACTTCCACATATTTTCAAACACTATTTCCGAATGTCAAAATCAGAAAGAACGATAACACAAGATCAAAATGGAGCACAACGGCAGGTGGTGGTGAGTATGCTACATCTACCCTGGGTCAGATCACAGGTTTTGGTGCAGGTCAGCCAGACTGGACCGAAGAAGACATAAAGAACATAGATAAGTTTATGGCTACGTTCAACCCCGGTCACTTTTCGGGAGCCATAGTTATCGATGACCCTTTACGACCGGACGATGCTTTGTCCGATAACGTCAGAGAGTCTATCAACAGACGTTTCGAGACAACCATCCGTAACCGTGTAAACTCACGTCATACGCCAATTATCATCGTCATGCAGAGGTTGCACGAGCACGACTTGTGCGGTTACCTTCAAGAGATTGAGCCAAATGAGTGGAAGGTTGTTTCCCTCCCGGTAATACAGACAGACGAGGACGGAAAGGAGCGAGCCTTGTGGCCGTGGAAGCATACGTTGGAGGAGCTGTACAAAATCAAGCATGCCAGCGAGTTCGTATTCGAGACACAGTACATGCAGAACCCTACCCCTATGGAAGGTCTTATGTACCATGCCTTCAGAACATACGATGAGCTGCCGGACAGAAGGTATACAAGAATGATTGGCAACTACACCGACTCGGCAGATACCGGTTTCGACTTTCTTTGCTCTATATGCTTCGATGCACACGATGACGGCTACTATGTTACCGATGTTCTATACACCAAGCGACCGATGGAATACACGGAACCAGCGCAAGCCAATATGGTTAAGCGCAATCAGACAGACGTGTGTTTCGTTGAAAGTAACAACGGTGGCCGCTCTTACGCCCGCAATGTCGAGCGCATAACTAGGGAACACGGAAACAGAATCACCCAGTTCGTAACGTTCACGCAATCGAAGAACAAACAGATTAGAATCTTCACTCGCTCCAGCGAGGTAAACAATAAACTAGTCTTCCCTTCTAATTGGGAACAGTTGTGGCCGGAGTTCGCCCATGATATGAAATCCTACAGAAAGGAAGGATATAACGCCCACGATGATGCACCGGACGCTTGTACGGGCATCATAGAGAAGTGTGAGGAGTGGCTTAATAATGCTACCGATGCACAGCTCAGACGTGGCGGTTTCTTGTAATTTCTTTTTTTACTATGTTAACTAGGCGTTTGCTCGTGAGAGTAGGCGCCTTAACTATTTAGAAATCAGCGTATTATAATTTAGTATTTTTAACTAAAAAAGTCGTTGGTATATTTGCATATATCAGAAAATTTTCGTACCTTTGCATATAGATAAAAGGTAGTACTTTTGAATAAACAGGAGCTACCTTATAAGTTGAACCAATTAAAATTATAAAGATTATGAAGAATTTAGTTTATGCTCGCTTCGAGAGAATGACAGTTAATGAAGTTTCAGAGCTTATGAGAATAGCATCTGAAAAGATGGCAATCAAGGTGTCTTCAGCTACACCTACATTGTTCCGAGTTTCAGCATATGGCATCTTTGATGGAGATGCAGAGGACTGGGGCTTCGAGAGTGCAGATTGCGGATTATTCCAGGGAGAAGAGGAGTTCGAGGCAACCAAGAAGTTGTACGAGACCACAATCGCTTAATATAGGAGGAGGAACTGCTATGAGTGGTCTTTTTGAAACAAAGCTTCTTAAATACAAGAAGCACATCATCCAGGTTTTTGAGGATATGTTCGGTCAGAGATACGTCTATATCGACGGCAAGACGCAGACTTATTCTATTAACAATGCAAAGAGAATGATTAGCCTATGTTGTCAACTGTAATATTCACGGATGGCGCCCAGAAGAATGTGGAGCCATCCAACGGAACGGATTTCTCATTAGAGGAGTTGAGAGGATTTGTTGGTGGCCACATCGAGTTGGTCCGACTCAGCAAGTCGCAGGTAATGGTAGTTAATGAGGAAGGCAAGGTTTACGACCTTCCTCAGAACGAGAACGCCACGATGCTTGTGAATATTGCAGGTATCAGAGACGTAATAGTAGGTAATGTATTAGTTTGTGACATCAATAAAATCAAGTAATATGGATAAGAATGATTTGATGAAGTACCTCGTAGAAGAGGCAGAGTATAGTGAGAGCGAAGTAGCCGAAATGACTAACACAGAGTTGCTGGATCATTGGCTGGAGTACAACGGAATTTGCGGTTACACAGAGGACATCAAAGAAGTTATTAAGGCTGCTTTTGATGTAGATTTGGAGGACTAGCCATGTACAAAGAGAATATAGGAACTGACAGATATGGGCGCACAATGCGCCTATATCACTCCTGCAACACGGTCTATTGCGACCACGCCAAAGACGGAAAGGTTGTAAGGACCAAAGAGGTGCAAGTGGACGACGATGTTATCTCGCTGTTTAATGCCCCTCATACTAGCGGAGCTTATATTTATGATGAAATTTACAGAAGATACGGGATATGGCTATGAAAAAGATTATCACCATTGAAGTAGAAAGCTCTAGTCTAGAGTGCTATAGTAGCTTCTATACGGACCTGGAGTCTTTCGTCACGCACAGAGTGAATGGTACTCCATTGAGAATTAAAATAACCTCAGATATTAAGTAGCGTATGAAACCAATGTTAGCAACAAGATATTATCCGTCACAGACGAAGTTTCCTTGCTTCGCCCAGCCTAAGTATGACGGAGTTCGCTGCATCCTTCATGAAGGAGAAGGTGGCGAGGTTCACCTCACATCGAGAGGCGGTAAGGAATACGATGTTCCTCAGATTAAGGCTTGGGGAGAGAAACACCGCGGTATGCTTCCTTTGGATGGGGAGATATACAACCACCAGGAATTGACCTTCCAGCAGATATGCTCTGCCGTCAAGTGCCGTTCTGCTATGACTGACAAGCTACGTATGGTTATCTACGATGCACAGATTCCGGGAAGCTTTTCTGCCAGATGGAAAGTTCTGCAGGAGGAGTTTGCTTCCATTGATCCAAATGGACCGGTGTATCTTACGCAGACTTTCGTTGCCCATTCAGAGAAGGACATCAAGCGATGGCACAAGATATTCGTTTCCACCGGTTACGAGGGTGCCATTATCAGAAATGCAGATGGAACCTATACCGAGGGCAGAAGCAATGACCTTATGAAGCTGAAATCGTTCGACACGACGGAGTTCAAGGTGGTCGATGTTTTGGAAGCGGAGGGCAATGATGCAGGTACCGCTATATTCAAACTGAAGTGTGGAGAGTACGAGTTCTGTGCCCGCCCGGTAGGTTCAAGGTCACTCAGAGCTCAATACTTAGCCGACAAGGAAGAATTGATAGGTATGGCGGCGACTGTTCAGCATCAAGGGTATTCTGACGCAGGAGTGCCGAGATTCCCGGTATTGTTGAACATTAGGGATTACGAGTAATGGCAGCATTAAATATTAACGAGTATTACGGCTGCTTCTCTTGCGAGGCTGCTGACGAGCATGGAAATGGTTGCAGCCACGGTCTGCTGTTCCCAGTACTGCTTGCGATGGGAAACAAGAGAAGCTGCCCAAACTATAAATTCGAGGAGAAATAACTATGGAAGTAAAGGTTAAGATTAAGAGAAATTATGATCCAAAGTCAACTCTTGCGGTTCTCATTAACTACAAGAGAGGGCTGCAGAGATTGGTAAAATTCACATACCCGGATGATTGGGATATCGACAAGCTCGATTTGTATATCAATTCGCACAGCGAGTTCAATGTAAGAAATGTGCGCTTTTCAGAGGACATCAGTATGATGCGTATGAAAGATAATCTGGAGAAAATCAAGAAGCTGGGATATCGCGTTATCAGCTTGACACAGACGTATGGGTACATCTTAAGAAAGGATGGTAAGTTCCTGTCGTACAGCCTTGCTAGATACTCCTATGAGGGAGGCATCAATTTTACCTATAATTACAAGCCGTCGAGAAGCCATGGAATGGGCTCCATCCAGGGAGCCCCTGAGTTCGGATATCACGAGTTCTCCAATGAAATGATTGACAAGATGATGGACCACCCGAAGCTTTATGGTAAGGTCGAGCACTACAAAGATTTCAATGAGTACCGCCTGCTGAATGCTGGGCGAACAAAGGCACTCAAAAAAATAATCTGATTTTTTTTGGTTCAACACAATAAAGTACCATATGATGCGTTATTAATCTGATAGACGGATTATTAACTAAAGCTTAGCTACCGGCATGACGGGCGCATCATATGGGAAATAGAAAATTTGTTCCACAGGTAGGAAACCATCTTGTAACTATCTCGAACATTTTAGCTGTTGTTTCATTTATAGCCATAATAGGTTCAATTATAACTTGGATAAACGCCTTGAATACTTCTGGCGGTTATGGATATGAAAGTTCAAGTATTAGTGGCATACAGGCATTTGGCTACGTTATTGACTCATTGCTTTGCCTGGTAGGTTCTTTTGTACTCAGAGGATTCTCGTTTATCGTGAAAGCAGCTGTACGCTATCTTGATGAGAAAGGTGAGTTTGATGAAAAGTAGAATGTAATTGCTATGTCATCAAAGCTTATAGTAGATCAAAAGAACGTAAAGTATCTTTTTCAAGATAAAAAAGCGACGTTCTTGATTCCTGATTATCAGCGTCCGTATGCTTGGGGAGAAGACGAATGTAAGGTCTTATGGGAAGACTTATTTTCCTTTTCATTCCCGAATAACAACTGCGACAGCTTCGATTCTTCAGAGAGTTACTTTCTCGGTCCTATAGTAACATTCCGTAATGACGAAGGGAAACTTGAAATCATTGACGGTCAGCAGCGTCTTACGACCTTGCTTCTCTTACTGCGAGCTTTCTACAATCGCCTGGAGCACATGAAAGACAATCGTTCAATCAAGATGCGAGAGGACATAGAAAAGTGCATTTGGAGAGCAAATGAGTTCGGAGAGTATGATCCAAACGACTTGAAGATAAATTCGGAGGTTGCAACTGATAACGACAAGGAAGAATTTATGGATATACTCCGGAAAGGAACATCAGAAGGAAAAAGTCGATATGCGACCAACTTCAGATACTTTCAAGACAAGATAGGAAAATTCATTGAAGAATATCCTTCTTTCTTTGCATTATATCCAGCTCGCATTCTTAATAACTGCGTGCTACTTCCGATAGAGGCTGAGTCGCAAGATACTGCTCTTAGAATATTCTCGACGCTTAATGATAGAGGTAAGCCATTGTCTGACTCAGACATCTTCAAGGCACAGCTCTATAAGTTCTACTCATCCATTGGAAAGAAGGAAGAGTTTATCACTACATGGAAAGAGCTTGACGAACTCGTTACAAAAATATTCCACCCATATCGTGGAACACCTTTGGATGAGTTGTTTACACGCTATATGTACTACGAGAGAGCTTTGCTGACTAATCGTAGTTCTATGACAGAAGGACTTCGCAAGTTCTATGAGAAAGATGGATATGTTCTACTTCGACGAGAGCAGACTTTAGAGAATCTAGTCTTGCTTGCGGACTTCTGGAAAGATGTATATTCTCAGAACGAAGACCGTTTTTCCGTGGATGTACTAAAGCGCTTGTTTGTATTGAATTATGCGCCTAACAGTTTATGGACATATATCGTATCGGTATATTTCATGCACTATAAGAATGCTGAGAATATGCTAGACAACGAGAAGTTCTATTTGTTCTTGAATCGTTTGATAGGCTTTATTTGGGCATATGCTATCAGCAACCCAGGAATAACAGCCTTGCGAGCACCGGTATTCAATGAGATGGTGAATATCATAGAGAACAAAGAGATTGCTTTCGAGAACTATCTATTCCAAGAGGAATTGTTCCGTTCGCAATTCACCAACTTCAGTTTTTCAAACACTCGTGCGATTACGAAGTCGATGATTGTGTGGTGGGCATTCTCTTTCGATAGCCAGGAATTGCTTCCTCTTGACGCAACATATGATATTGAACACATCTTTCCAAGGAACAGACAAGTCAAGGAAGGTGGATTGTCGAGTGACGAGGTTCTTGAAATGTTGGGAAACAAATCGGTATTGGAGCGAAGAGTTAATATTCGGGCATCCGATTACAGATTTGCTGACAAGATTAAGTATTATAATGGTGAGTTCAAATCCACAGGCGAGAGGATTGGAACTAAGATACACGAATTACGAATGCTGTCACAGACGTTGACAGATTTTACAGAAACGGATATTAGAGAGCGTACGTCAAGAATGCTTGATAAGTTTATCGCTTATCTCAAATCTAACTCTCTGATTTCCAATAAATTAAATTCGTAATTTAGGTTAAAAGATTTGGTAATTTGCCGATTTTTTCGTACCTTTGTATATAGAAAGAAGGTCGTAAAATTGACTAAGAGCCAACTACATACAAGGGCAACTGCAACGTTACGACCTGCCGAGGAGACAAAACCGGGACGCTGGTTCTCTTAGGCGATTCTGAGGGCGTAATGAGCGGCTGCCCTTCTTTATAAAATGAGCTCGATGGTTGCATAAACAGAATCTTATGGCAACAAACGCAGACATGAGCTTGAAAGAGTTCGCAAAGGAAATGCTGGTCGAAGTCAAAAAGGACCAGGAGTGGTTAACAAGACAGAAGGAAATCATGGGTGATCTCCAGGAGAGAATCGATGAATGCTTCAAGAGAGTGCAGAAGTGCGACATGACAAAGGGTGTCTATTCAACTACGCAGATGGCGAAGGAGTTGGGCATGAGCAGCGCACAGAAGTTGTACGAAGAGCTGAAGGAGGTTGGCCTTGCGTTCAACCAGGGTTATGAGTGGATGCTGACAAGTCCCTACTCCACCTATCAGCTAACTGAGGTGACTACCCACATCATCAAGGGCAAGTACACAAGAAGACCTCTTTGGACGGAGCGAGGCAGACGCTGGCTTCTCGCATTGAAGGAGAAGAACATCATCTGCAACCTGCCGAAGCCAAAAGTGCCGAAGGCTGTTGAGAAGAGTATTGCTTCTCAGTCTGGCGAGAAGAAGGAAGAGGTCAAGGTCGAGCCGCCAACACCGCTGATGAAGAAAGCCGAGACGCTTAAGGATGAAATCAGCTGCCTTTTGAGTCTCATCACAGAGGTCGGAAAGGGAGAGACGATGCTCCTTATGGGAGACATTATGACAATCTCCACCACCATCAGCGAGCACGTGAGCACGTTGGCTTTCGAGGCTTACAAGACATTAAATGCACCAGCGAGGGCTTGAACCAATTAAAATTCCAAGAAAAGATTTGGATTTTCCAAAATAAAATATTACCTTTGCAGCGGTGAAGGAAAAAGATAAATAGGGATTGGATAGACCTCTCACACGTCGGTCTTCGGATGCAGACTTCGGGAGGGTTTCCAATCCCTTGTTTTTTAGTTTAGTAATCTCATAGTATAAAGGATATTTTCACTTGTAAGTTTAGCCTTACATTCTATTCGTTTTCCTTGATAAGTAGCATGGAATACTTTGAACTGAAAATCATGATGGTTACCTTCCTCAATCCTGTCAAATGTTGCTGTAGGAAACCATTCGTTTACATCGGCTGCAATTTGTATTGTTTCGCTAAGTCTTCTATTTCTAATATTCTTTGCCATCGTTTCAGAAAAGAAATTTCGTCCTACCACAAATTCCTCATTATTATTATTGAGATAAAGTCTTCTAGCCGTTTGACCGTCTGGTAACTCTACCTCTCTAAATTTCTCTTGAAGAGTTTCATTTATAAGTTCGCGAAGTCTAGCCCTAACTTCAGGCGAGTTCTGAGTTGCTATTCTTATTTGTCTTTGAGGTCTTTCTGAACGAGCATATTGGGTGATATAGGATGATTGCCTTACCTTGTCTTTATTGTCATCCACCCAATTTGTGAAGTTCTTAGGCATAGTATTGTTTGGCTGTTTACCACTCCAATACTCCTTTTCACTCATTATTACCGGGATGGCATAGCACATACAATTCACGTGCCAACCGACCCAAGGGAAATAACTCGGATAGACACCTGCAAGCAAATCACACATATCGTGCTTATGACTTGGGTTATTGGTCGTCTTGATCTCCTTGCCTTTAATATAGTCCATTCTAGCCCATCTTTCCTGCTCGGCAGAACGGTAGGCCATGTTTATCTCGTTACGTGCCAGGCGAACGCTTCTGTACTCGCAGTTCTGAATGGTTATGGCTTTGCCGTATTTCTTCTTATAGTCTTTGGCAAGTGATGGATAATCATTAAGGTACTTGCTGACCTTCTTGCTGAGTTTAACAGCACTCATACCCTTCTCTATGCCGACAGACAGAGATTTCTCCAGAGCCTCCTTTACATCAGCTCTCTGGTTCCATATTCTTTCTGAAAGACCGAGACCTTTTATCTTTCTCTCCATGAAAGCCTTCTTGGCTGCATTATTGTGCTCAAAGTAAGCTTTCTGCTTTGCATCCGCTATCTTTCTCGTAAAGCTACCGATTACCCTTTTTGCAAGTAGGTCCTGCAGCGTGTTACTGTTCTTCCATTCATCCGATATGCCATTATAGACCAATGCCTGCATATTGTTTGAATAGTAATCCAGCAAGGCGTTCACCTTCTTTTCTGTTCTAGGGTAATCATCAAAAGAGAACTCGCCATCCCCATCGAAGTCGGTGGAGGTGGCGATTTTAGCGGACTCCTTGGCAAGAGTCTCATAGATGGAAATGATTTTCCTGGTATAAGCGTTCAGTCTCTTGCCAAGGTCTTTATATGCCTTTTTCTGATTAGGCAGTTTTGGCTTTTTCATACAATTTCATTTTAAAGTGTTTGCAGCAATCCCAGTTGAGAAGAACGCTCCATTCTTGATATGGGCATTTGGCTAGGATAGGCTGACCTTTAAGGCTCATACTATGGAAGTCAGTAGCATGAGCACACTCACGGCAGAAGTGCAGTTTCTCTTCTTCCTTCTTCTTTCTCATAGCTATTCCTCCGAGAATAAGTTAGGCATTGAAGCAGCTGTTCTTGTGGCCTCGGCTTCGTCCTCTTCGAGAATCTCTTTGTAAGTAGCGTCTGGGTCGTCGGAAATGCCAGCACGTTTGATTGACTCTTTCTGGCTGATGATTGGCTTGTTTCCGTTGCCCTTCATCCACTTTTCAATTTGGGTCATCTCGTCCTCTTGGATGAATGGAGTGATGATGTGCTCTACAGTAATCTCATCCATCCTAGCTGCCCACTTCGTGTTCATCTTGGAAAGGAACGCCTTTATGACGTTGGTCTCTCTCTCGAAGCCTTCAATCCAGGCACCAGTCTCCTCTCCAATCTTAAGATGAGCATCCATAAGGAGTGTCTTTCTTGAATCATAGCCGATATTGCCAAGACTCTTCAAATTCTCGAAACTGATGTCAGGCATCTGGGATTGCATGAAGAAAAGCTTGACGAGGGTGTCAACGTGATACTTAAGAGCCTCGATAGCCTGCTGCCAAGACACGTAGCTAACATCGCCGTCTTCGCTGACTCTATACACCCTTTTGCTCTCTCCCTTTCGCTCCATTCCAACGATGGCACCGGCAATCTTCAAGACAGGAGCGGAATTGTATGCCACAACATCGCTGTTTCGGGAAATGGTGTACTCGATATTCTCACGTATAGGTTTCAATCCTTCCCAGCATGGCTTGTGACGGTACCAGAACACGGCTGGAATCTTGTCGATAGAAATTTCATTTTCATCCACCAAATTCCATCCGGACTCTTCATCGTCTGAAGACAGGTCCCACTTGTAATGATGGTCTGCCGTATAGGTCTCGAAGAAGGTGTGCTCTGTGTCAGTAACCTTACGCTTATACTCGAATGACAGAGCAAGCAAGTCGTCATACTCATCAAAGTAAGGATAGATGTCAACTCCGTCCATTGGAGAGAATGTCTTACATTTCAGTTTGTACTGACTGTCGAAGCCGTAGAGCTTGTTAGACTTCTTCTGCGTGTACCAAAGTGTGAACATCTGGCAAGAGGCGTAATAGCACTTTGCTCTGTGCATGTTCACGGCATCAATGTGTGCACAGGTGTAGATTTTCTCGATGGCACGCACAATCGTCTTCAGTTCCTCGTCAGCCTGATCATACGTATATACACGCTTGACCGGTATAGCCATTGTGAACTCAGAGATTCTTCTAGTAAGAAGTTTCTCCAATCCGATAGGCAATCTAGCCGCTTTTTCTACTATTCCGTCATCAAGTGTTCTGTCCTGTCTTCCCACGTGGTCTTCTACGATTTCATGGAGCATAGGCTCATACTCAGACAACAGGGTACTCCAAAGTGGAATATCCAACACGCATTGTTTCAGCTCTCCGATGATGCTGCCAACGTCATTTCTTTTAAAAAGTTCATTAAAGTCTATCATAATTTTCTAAATTTTGATTTGGCAAAATTACGGATATATTCGCATATATTTAATAGTTTTAGTATTTTTAACTAAAATAATCGTTGGTAAATTTGCATATATCAGAAAAATTTCGTACCTTTGCATATAGATAAAAGGTAGTACTTTTGATTATCCAGAGCCTACCTTATAAGTTGAACCAATTAAAATTATAAAGATTATGAACAATTCAGTTGAAACAAAGAAGGCAGAGGTTAGAAAGAACATCGAGAATATGTTTGATTCAGCCACAAAGAATGTTAAGAACATCATTTCAGTTTGCCCTGATTGGGAAGTAGAAGGTATAGACTTAGGCTATAAGTCACTTACCGTTCACTTGAACTTGAAAGGAGTCGAAAGAGACAGAGACTTGGTGATTCGTTACCAGGCTAAAGTTGGTAATATCCAGGAAGAGTCTTTCAATACCAATGTGGCATGCTGCGGAAGCTTTGACCTTCTGAATGCAAACGACAACCTTAAGTACTACACAGCGGTTGGCGACATCCTCAAACATAAAGATATGCTTTACCTCTTGAAAGAGGCTATTGTTTACTTCACAAATAAAATTATTGAGTTGCGTAAAGAATATGATAAATTAGACCAGGAGGATTAGTTATGACAAAGCAAGAAGAAATCGATATTCTACAGTCCTTGAAGGGCGATACCTATTTCGCACAGTTCTTCGGAAGCAAGGACATTGACCAGATGTGTCAGAATATCAATAACGACTTCGCCATTGAGGGCGGATGCGGATTTAATCAGAAAGCAGAAGCTTTAGAGCGAATTAACGCAGACCTTAAAAAGGAGATTCAACAGAAAATCTATGATTTAGGAATGGAGCTTATCAAGGACTTAGATAAGGGATTTGATGAGGATGCCATCTATCAGTTGGTTAAAGGCGAGGTCGGAGTAGATGCCATCATCAAGTTTAAGCGTAAGAACGATTTGGAGCTTACGGATAAGGAGATAGATTATTTAGTATCTAAACTTCCATGATTATGAAGCATATATGTAGTAACTGCATAGCTTCCGAGATGTGCTATAGTGAAGGCAAGAAGCCTAATGACACTTGCCTTCACTGGGAATGGAGATATGCAGGTTTATGGTTTGACAATTAAAAGTAAGACAATGGGAAAAGAGAAAGTTACAGCTAACGATTTGAAGGTTACTCTTTCGGAGCAGGGAGTGACATCGGGTTTGAAGCAGGAAAAGATTATTCAGCGATTGCAGGTTAATGGGTGCTTGATTGCAATGGTAACAGATATATTGGACCAACTTATCAAAGATGAGCAGTCTATGTTCAGATTGCTAAAGGTTCAGTACAAACAAGAGCAGAAGATGCACTACAACCAAATGCGTGATGCAGCAGAGAAATATTACTTCCACTTGAAACCCTTCAATAAGAGTTTCTTTGGTGACGAGAACATTTGCGATAACCTGGAGGATAACGCAAATGACATCTATGAAATCATCAAACTTCTTGCGGACCACACTAACGACCACAAGGATATGGAAGTGATTAAGAGAAACCTCAGAAAGAGAAAGTTGAACCATCATATTTTCGATTAAGATTATGTCAGTATATAAAGCAAACGTAGATTTATCAGACTTATTTCACGATATGTCTTACAATTATCAGAAAAGCTTCCTTGTTGAAGAGTTCTGTTCTTTACCTATAGAAGAACAGGTAAAAGTTGTTGGCGAAATGCTGAAGAACCTTAATGGCGATCAGACAGCCAAAGTTATAGAAGACGCTTTCGATAACTTGCATGAGCAAGCCCAGGAGCACGTAATCAACTATGTGAAAGGGTAAGGATATGATGTTTGGACAAATGATTACTCGCAGATGTCTGCTTACCTTTGATGAGGGGCAAAGATTCAAGCCATTCTCACCATGCCAAAGCCGACAAAGCCCATTTTTCCAAAGGAAATGGAGCGTCAGTTCGTAAAGCAGTTCAATGAATCGCAGCAAAATGCGGTTCACAAGGTTATTAAGTGTCACATAATGAGAAATTAAAGCGTATGGAAGAAAAGATTAATGTAGCGGAAATCCTAAAGGATAAGCCGAAGGGTACTAAGTTGTATTCTGATATATGTTGTGGAGAATGTTTCCTAAACGAGGTCTCTGAAAATGCGATTTATGTTGATATGTATAATAAAGAGCGTTTTTGGTATTTTTCTGTCTATGGCACGATTTATGCATTCCCGAATGGAGGAGTGTTGTTATATCCTTCAAAGGAAATGCGTGACTGGAGTAAGTTCTCCTGGAAGAAGGGAGACGTGTTGGTTAATAAAGATGAGAGTGTACATATTATCTTTGAGAAGTTTGAGGATGATGCCTACAAAAATTTCCATGGTCAGTATTATCTATGGGAAGAAGGGGGTATGGTGAGCTTTGAAGAGGATGAAAACTACATGCAAACATCTGATTTCAACAAAGCAAATAAAGAAGACGCCCAGGAATATATCCACAAAATAGAGAAAATACTAGGTGGCAAGTTGAACCGTGAAACTCTGGAGATAGAGAAGACTCAGCCAGAGTTCAAAGATGGAGATATAGTGTTTATGAAAGGAATTAAAAGTGAACTTTTTGCAAATTGTATTTTCATCTTAAAAGGTGAATATAAAGATGGAGACGAAAGAGCCTTTTACTATGCTTTCTATAATGTTGACGATAAATTTACTGAAGCTGAATATGGTAATACAAAAGTTCATTATAGCCTCCGCTCAGCAACAGACTCCGAGAAGCAGCAACTCTTTGATGCTCTCGCAAAGAAAGGCAAGACTTGGGATGCTGAGAAGAAACAGATTGTTGATTTGAAGCCAAAGGTTGAGTTCAAGCCTTTCGATAAGGTACTTGTTAGAAATACAGATACAGAAGAATGGTTTCCAGGGTTCTTTGAGAAGTTTGATAGTACTTGGAATTATCCATATCATATAATGAACCGCCGTAGTATGACAGATTTTGCTTTTAAGCAGTGCATTCCTTACGAGGGAAATGAGCATTTGTTAGGTACAACTAAAAACGTGGAGGGCTAATTATGGGCAATGAGGATTTAACGAATTGCATACCTTGGTATTGCCCACCACGCTTTAAGTGTGAAGATATACAAGATGGTAAGGCGCAAAGAAGAATGCGTAGAAAGAATCAACTTAGAAAAAGAAAGGGTAGATTATGAATGATGAAAGCATAGATGTTAACATTAGTTTTATCAATACTGATTATTTCTCAGTATCTGTAAGGGATGGGGCTATTTCAGTTATTGGTAGAATAACCAAGTTAGAGATGGAAAATTTTGTAAAGGCTCAATATTTCGAGATTAAAGAGGTATTGGATAAAAATAGTAAGAAAGGAAGATAATTATGATAGACGATAAGAAAATAGAAGAAGCAAGAAGAAGAGACGAAGAAGAAGCTGAGATTTTAATTGAAGAAGTTTCAAAGAAAGGAGGTAATCAATGAAAACATTTGTATTTGATGTAATGCTCAACGGAAGATTCGTCTGCTCTTTAAAGTACAAATATTGTGCACTCTTCCCGATAGACTTTGAGGATTTAACAAAGTTCGTCCTCAAAAAGAGACCTACTTTGAAAGGTAAGGAATTTCGAATTGCGTTTTAAGGAGTAAAGCGTATGGTACAGAAAGAATTTAGAGAGCCACCTCATTATATGGTGGGCGATATAGTTTATAGTCACGGATTTATTTGTGTTGTCTGTAGCGTTTATCCGTTCAATATAGATTATTCTTATGACCTTGAAGCTATTTGCGGTAAGAGTTTGGGTAAAATTTGTCAAAATGATATTATGCACGTTCATATTTGGGAAGAGTTTCTTAAAAAGAATGGATGGACATGTTATCGCTCTGAAGGAGAATGTATTGGGCATAGGTGGTATAAACACCAAGAATACCCTTTCACTTTGCGATATAATAATTTCTTGGGAATTTGCGGAGTATCTTTCAATGACGGAAAAGACGATACTGTTATGATAAAATGTGTAGATGAACTTCAACATATTCTTTATGGCTTGCAATTAGATAGCAATTTAAAAATATAAACGTATGGATAAGTTAGAATATATTCCAGGAGATTTGGTGATGGTAAAGGAGTCAGCACTTCAATTTGCTAAAGATAAAATATTCAAAGTAATATCTTCATTGAGTGGTGGCTTTCTTAAGGTAGTCATGTTAAATGATAGTAGTACAACATACTCTATTAGTAATAATGCTATTCGTCCGATTCCTCTCACTACTGAGATTTTAAAGAAGAATGGATGGGAACTTCTTGATTGTGGGTTCTACATCTCTCCAAATAAAAAAGGTATAAATGTATACTTTCCAGATCGATTTGATTATCCTAATTATAGTGCTTATTCAGCATATGCGACAGTATTGCGTAGTGAAATCTATACAGTCTCGGATTTACAACATCTTCTCTTCGGTCTAGGACTTAATTCAGAAATGGAGGTGTAGGTATGGAAAATAAAGAAGATATGATGCTAGGATTGATTCTAGGAATATTGATATTCCTCACAATAGTCGTATCGGCTATTGCTATAAAGATTGGTGTTTAATACCTTCGGGCATAAAATATAAAGATATGACAGAAGAAAGATTATCTAGAGCTAACGAATTAAGCAACTTTGTTAATGCTTATAAAGAAGTTATCGGTAGATATTGTAATGGCATGAGTGCTAATGAAAACAGACTGGGGAGTGCTCTAATAGATATAAACAAGTATGCGCCAAAAGAATCTGCCGACATAAAGAATGCTATAAAAAAGGCTTTAAATAGCATTCAGAAAGAGTTTGACGAGCTTTAGTAACTAACCATCCCTTATGGGACATAAATATAAGTAATATGACAGAAATAGAATTATACAACGAATTACAGAATGTAGAAGGTTATTTAAAGATGGCGGATTCACAAATATCAGAGCTTCGCCAAAAGAAGGATGATATAATGGGCGACTTTCTAAGTTTGTTACCTTTTCAGAAAGGTGACAAGGTGAAAGATAAAAATGGCAATATCTTTATCATAGAACGTCTAAAAGATGCCATATCTCTTGGCAAGAATGAAATCAAGGTTCATTTTCTTATCCGAAAAATAAAGAAAAACGGAGAACCTTATCAATACGCAAACCAAGCTTGGGGAATCGATTATTTTTCCCTTGAGAAAGTAGTAGAGTAATAACCATCCTGCAAAGGATAAATAGAATAGATTATGATTAGAGCAGTTCCAGACCCTACTTTGATGTGTGAGGGATGTGTGTATGATGGTAAGTTTGAGTGTATTCAGCACGCATGTTGTGCAGACCCGAACAATCCAGTTAAGTACATTGAAGTAACAGAGTAACTAACCACCCTCTCCTGTAATAGGGAGAGGGATAATTAAGAAGAATATGTACGCAAAAGTAAAAAAGACAGGAGAAATTTTATATGATGCTTATATGGACGAGATTGATGATGGCTACTATCTCGTTAAAGGCATAGACAAAGAAGGTAAAAAATGCTCGTTCTATCCTCATGAGACAACGGACTTGTATAGTTCAACAAAACTTATAGTTTCTTTCAATAAAAAAGAAGAAGACACTAAACATGTGTGCTTTCTAGGTAAGGGTGGTTGCGTCTTATGTGGTGGTGGGGAAGACTCAGAGATGAGTAAACTGTGCCATACGCTATGGATGCCACCAAAAGAATATGATAAAGAGCAACATTGTATTTGTAATAGATATGATACTACTTCTTGCAATTTTACAGAAATGGATATGAGTAAAGTGTTTATACTTGCAAAGAATGGTCGTTATATACCTTTTGAGGAAGCACTGAAAATGAGAGAAAGAATTAATGTATAACAGTATCAAACAGATTCAGACTAACAAGCCAACTCGCAGTCCTCCAAGAGATAGCTGCCGACTATCAAGGCAAAACTATTGACAACATCATTCAGAAGATTGGGCAAGGCTTGACGAAGTGATTAAACAAGAAACAATATAGAATTATGGATAAGAAAGAGAAATCAATCAATAGTCATATTGATAAGGCTATAGGCTATTCAGATAAGGCTCATGACGAGTTGCAAATCGCTCTAAATATTGCTTTGGAAGGAAAAGGGCTTAGTGACGAGGAAAAGGAACTTTTAAGCGTTGGCTTTGCAACAGGATCAGAAGAAGCCGTAGAGCGTGTTGCTGATGGTAGTTGTAATGATGAACATACAGGTGTATGGGATAGCCCAATTAGAGACTGCCGAATATCTGAGGTATATCGCATGACAGGTGAGCAGATACGTGAATATTTTAATTTGTGACAACTATGGATAAGAAGAAAGTTAAAGAGCTGATACAAGAAGTTATCATCAATAATGTTGATAGCTTGGAGTTTGGAAACGATAAGCATAATGCTCCTTTAAGAAAAGCGAATAGCTTATTGCATGATGCTTTGATAGAGTTAGGAAAGTCAGACTGGGTATCTGTTGAGGATGGGTTGCCTCCTTACGGAGAAGAAGTCTTTGTAACAAGCAAGATGGCTCCTGATAATGTTTTCAAAAACAGAAGAGTGGAATGCGCAACTGTCACAAAAGATAGTAATGGCTTCATTATCTTATGGAAAGGAAGAATGGCTTCTATCACTCATTGGAAACCTATTGAAAAGTTGGAGGAATAAATCGCAAGTCTTGTGAGTTGTATGAACCAAAGTAAAAAGGGGTAGTTGCCGCTACCCCGAAAAAGATTCATTCTGCTTATACTAAGAAAGAAAAGCAAGTCCCATTTTTGGGATAGATGCGCTTTCCGTTCCTAATGATGTACTTGCAGAAAACACGAACCTTGTTGTCATTTGGATTCTTTTCCATCAAAAGTCCCTCCATCGTTTATCCAGACTTCTCTATCTGGGGGAATACTGCCCACTACAAAGCAGTACAAGAAAAAAGCCCCTAAGCGGCAACTAAGGGGCTTTGTAATCTCCTTGAACAGAGGAAGAACGGCGTGTAGTGTCGCCGATGGGGGACTATGATGTCCTAGAATCCGAGTGCAAAGGTAATCATTTATATGATTATATAAACAATAACAATGTTAATGTGTTTTAAATATGTTCTAATTTAGACTACTCTAAAATAATATATAAATTTATAGTTGATTATGGACAGAAATCAAGCAAAAGAATTTTATCCTATTATGCAAGCTTTTGCAGAAGGAATGGTAATTGAGTGTAGAACAAAACCAAATGCCGTAGAAGGTACAGATATTCCGAATGATTGGACGGAAATGAAAGAGATTGAGTTTTGGAAAAATACAGAGTACAGAATCAAGCCAGAACCAAAGTACCGTCCATTCAATGATGCAAGAGAGTGCTGGGCAGAAATGCTCAATCACCAGCCTTTTGGGTGGGTAGTTTGTAGAAGGGATGGAGTTATGCATCTTATCCGATGTTTAGAATATGTATCAGTATATACTTCAATACCGTATTCATTTAAAGATGCTTTTGATAAGTTTGCATTTGCTGACCTCGTTCCTTTTGGCGTAAAAATTGAAGAATAGTTATGAATGACAGTTATATATCTTATGGAAGTGATGGCTCATATCATATAATAAGAAAGATAGGAGAAGGATTTGATATAGAGACAGCTTTCTTAATAGCCTTGGTGATTATTGCTATATACGTCATGTTTCATTATTCACCAAAGGAAGTTTGGAATAAAATAAAGTCGTATTTTAAAGAATAATAGTTATGTTTGGATTTTATGTTATACTTACCATAGCTATTCTATATATAGCTTTTATGGGTGGAGTTATCGGTTATCTTATTGGTAAATATTGGAAAAAGGATTAGCATATGAAGAAGATTATATTATTATTTGTATCGGTTATAATATTCCTGCTCGTTTCTTGCAACGAGAACAAAGGAGTTAATGTTCCAACATCAGACTCTATTAATGAAATTAAGGTAGAGAAGCTATTTGTTGTGGATGGTATAACCGTATATCGTTTCTATGATGGTGGTAGAGTTGTTTATTTTACCAACAAAAAAGGTGTGGCAAAATCTATTCATGATGAATATGACCCTGCAACAAAAACCACAAGAACAAAGGTTGTAGAAACTTTATGTAACGAAGAATAGTTATGTATAGACCGATTACAATGTATCAGATTGTTTGCGATAGATGCGGAGAAGTATTTGGCGGTACAGATACTTGCTCTGCATTATTCAGTAACAAAGAACTTGACATTGGTGACTACTCTGATTGGGAAATGATAGATGGCAAGCACTATTGTCCCGATTGTTATGAAGTAGAAGTTATAAACGGAGTGTATAGTGTTAAAGCAAAGGAGAAATAGGTATGGAAGTATTAAACATTAAAACCAAGCATATCTATAGTGGATTTTATATATTGCACTACCATGGATATTATGTCGTAATACTGAGAATAGGCAATAATAAATGGCAGGCTTGTCTGCCCTCAGGTTGGTTTGCAAATTCTACTTGCAAAAAAGCATGTGTGCTAAATGCAATAAGCGAAATTGATAGTACAGAAGGCGCAATATGTGATGAAACTGCCAAATGTTCTGACTGGTGGAAAGCAGATGTTTGCTTTTCGGGCATCAAAGCATTAGCAGATAATTCAAAACTTAAAGAAAAATAGTTATGGCAACCTATAAAATAGTAGATATGTATCGTAAAAGCAAGGCTATTAAAGGCATACATTACGATTCTTGGAATGAGCCAATCTTTGCTTTTCGTGTAGATAAGAGGCATTCATTGTTATTTGGACTTATCCACTATTGGGATTATGGCGCAAATGACCTTTCAGAGTGCTTTTTCTGCTCTATAAGCAAGGCAAAGGAGGCTATACTAAAAGTGAACAAAAATAGAAGAGTAACAATTTTATATAAGTAGCTTATGAAAATAGAAAATATCAAGTTCAAGGCAAAAAGTCTTAATAGCGGGAAATGGATTGAAGGTGATTTGATTCGCAAAAGTAACGGAATCTATATAAGAAGGCATAAATATCTTTCTGTAATTGTTGATGCTTCTACCGTCTGCCAGTTCACAGGACTGAAAGACTGCAAAGGCAATGAATTGTACGAACATGATGTTATCAAGAATTATCCTTTTATCCCATCAGAAATTGTATGGTCGGAAGAGTTAAGTGGGTATTACCTCACACATGCTAATGGAAAGATTTATGAAAAACCGTTAGGTTATTATCTTTCATTAGGTAAATTCATAGCCGTTGGCAACAAATTCGATAAGGAGAAGTAGCGTATGGAAAGACAAATAACAATTAGCATAGAAGAGTATAACAAGCTCATCGATATGCACACGAAAAGAGAGGAACTTCCCGAAAAGATAGAGGTAAAGAAGTTCACCTCAAAGTGGTGGAAATGGCTCAAAAGAGCTTCGTATTCACTCTTTCACTACAACAAAAATGTCGAGCAACAGAAGCTCATCAAGCGTAGCATCAATGAAATGTCAAGTGTTTTACTCGATAATCTGTATGGTTATTGGAGAGGTGATTTGTCTGATTATCTCAAAGATAGAGGCAATTTAGAGTATTTTATGAGAGGTTACAAAGATAATGCCTATAGTAGCGTAATGGAATGGTTAGATAAGAAGTAGCGTATGATTCTTAAAAAGAAAGATAAGCTAACGGCATATTGGGATAAGAAAGAGAACTGCATTGGTGCTTATCACCCTCTAGGGTTTATGACCCAAACAGATGCTCATTATCTCTTTGACAAGGTTTTCACAAAAGAGTTTGTTAAAGAAATGACTGATAGAGGATATGATGTGAGAACGATGAAGTTTGAAATCTCTCCCAAGCTGCCGAATTATGAGCGATTCAATGGCTTATCAAAAAAGTATTACGATAAAGAGATGTAGCGTATGATAGAAAAAATATTAGAAATAGTAGCTCAAAGACTGAATGCTTTAGCCACCAAAGTGTTTAAGGAAGATACTAATCCTTATCCTTATCCTCCTCTTTCAAGAAGAGAACGAAGAAAGTTTGAACGTGACAACAAAAAAGCTGAGAAGAATATAGCAATATGTCGTAGATGTATGAAGGATGCTCCTAGTTGGTGGTGTCCAGGGGAATGTTGCTATTTCTTCCCTTATCGAAGACACGTATTATTTGGAGATAAAAAGAATTAGCGTATGAGACTTAAAAAGATAGAAGAAATGAATAAGGAAATATTTGACTTCTCGGAGGCTTTAAAGCGTATGAGAAAAGGGAATATCGTCAAAAGAGAAAATGGACTTTATCCGTTTGGTATTGACGAGGAAGGGATATTCTACCATTACGGTCATCATATCTTCAAGGTAGAAAGAATGTCCTCTGAGGATATTCTCGCAAATGATTGGGAGGAGGTGTAAGGATGAAGATTAGATTAGCAAAGAAGATAATGAAGTACAAGTCTATAGTTGATGAGTACAATAATGGCGATGGCTCAGTGTGCGATGGTATGAAAGAATCATATTGGTTAAAGCGAATGTTCGACCATATCAATGGAGTGTATGATGAAACATTTGACACTCCTGCTCATATTCCTTTCAAAGACCACCGCATCATCAAGGCGATAAGTTTAACTAAAAAGAAGTAGCTTATGGAAAAGAAAATATTGACCCTCACCGTCAGCAAGCAGTGGTTCGATATGATTGTGGCTGGCGAAAAGACAGAAGAATATCGGACGATTAAAGGTTACTGGACAGTTCGACTTTATGATGTTTTTGCAAAAAATCCTACGAAGTATTTAATGGATAAAAAGATAAGCGGAGATATTGATTATCTAAAACTGATGATACGTTGTAACCATTTTATCGCAAAACAATATACCCACGTTCTCTTCATCAACGGCTACCGCAAGGATAGCCCACGAATTGAGAAGGAGATTGAGAGTATCACCATCGGAAAGCCGAAAAAAGGTCTTTGCCCAGGCAAGTGGTTGGATCATGAGTTTTTCATTATTAAGTTTAAGTGATATGATTGCAATTAAAGTATCTTCCGAGAGCATCCAAGAATTATGGGAATGCCCGGACGTTTTAGAGTTAGTTAAAACTGTCAGCGGAGATAGAACAAAGCAGACGTTGATAGTTAGGTTGAAAAATCGAGAGTTCTATGTTCCTGATGGATTCTATCTCGTGAAAGACGAGAATGATCAATGGAGCACACTCAGCCCATCACTGTACGAACTTATAAAAGACAAGGTTCATGGCGAGAAGTGAGGAGGATATCCGGGAATACCATAGAAGGTACTACCAGGAGCATAAGGAACATTTATTGGCAAGAATGGAAGTCTATCGTAAAGAGAACGCTGAAAGGATTGCTGCAAACAGAAGATATAACAGAAAGAGAAAGAAAGCCTTGGGCGGCTTAATGAACCCAAATATAAAATAATGAGTAGAGGAAAACATTTTAGCGCAGAAGAGATTGAGTTCATCAAGGTTAATGCTTTGGTGATGACGACAACGGAGATTGCAAAGCAGCTCAATCGTAATTATTGGGCCATCCATCGAAAGATGAAGGAAATGGGTATCAGCAAGAGCCACGTGTTTACTGCTGATGAGGATTTCATCATTCGCAGAATGTATGGCAAGTACCCGGTAAAAGCCATCGCAACCAAGATTGGAGTGGACGAAAACGCAATTTATAACCGTTGCAAGAAGCTTAAGCTAACGAAAGGAGGTGCGCAATGATTGTCATAGTTACCGCTATGGATAAGGAATACGACCTTATCAGCGAATGGATTGCAAAGAATTGGCTTGACTATAAAAATGTTCAAAACATAGCTTTAATCAAGTCTGGTATTGGCAAGGTTAATGCGGCATCTTGCTTGACAGAATTTCTTTCGTCGAATACGTCCAGCAAAGTTACAAGAGTTATCTCGGTAGGATGCGCCGGTGCTGCTGTTGCAGGATTGAAACCTGGTAATGTCGTGATTGGCAATTCGTACTGCTACCACGATGTATATTGCGGCGAGCCGAATGCCAATGGACAAGTTCAAGGTATGCCGGCAGTCTTTCCTTCTGATTTCTCGTGGATTGATATGGATGAAAGATTCCGATTAGGAACCATAGCTACGGGAGATAAGTTTGTCACTACGAGAGAGCAGGTATTGGCGATTAAGGATTTCCTTCCTAATTCGTATAACGTATGCGCCATCGATATGGAGTCTGCTGCCCTTGCGCAAGTATGCTACAAGAAAGGGATTGGTTTCACTTCTATCCGAGTTATAAGCGATAATCCTCTAGAGCCAAATCAGACCGAGCAGTATGCCGGATTTTGGGATAGCCTTGCAGAGAAGGCATTTGATGTTGTTTGTAAATTATTAGAGAATGATACCAAGTTTTAAAGTTGATCATACGAAACTGAAGCCAGGTCTTTATGTTTCGAGAGTAGATAAATGGGGATTGGAGACTGCTACAACATTCGATATTCGCGTGTGCAAGCCAAACAAAGATATGATGTCACCTGCTGTCGCGCACACAATAGAGCATTTGATGGCGGACTACCTACGCAATGATAGCCCTCTTAGTAATTCCGTTCTGTATTTTGGTCCGATGGGTTGTCTTACAGGTTTCTATCTTATCCTTAAAGGTACATGGACTTCAAAGCTAATAAAGGAAATGATAGTGGAAGCTTTTAAAGCGTGTTCGCTATCAAAGACTATTCCAGGCGCATCGGAAGTAGAATGCGGTAATTACAAGCTGAACGACCTAAACGGAGCAAAAGAGCTATGTGATATGTTCTCCGTATATTTATCCACAGCTGGACCGGATAAGCTCAATTATCCAGACTAATATTTATATGTAACCATAAAGTATTTAATCATTAAGTATATTTCCCTGCAATATATTTGGTGATTAAATACTTTTTTTATAATTTTGCAGCATTACTTATTGCTATCGCTTCGTACTGGGATATTTCTTGAATTTTATTGTTCAATTAAATATTTAGTTAGAATGAAAAAAAGAACGAAGCAAGTTTTAGTTATTCTGAAACCCAAATCAAAGGCGTTGGGGTTCAGTAGAGAGGAGTTAGAGGGTATTGCTGCCGATGTTGCCAATAACTTAGAACTCGATGAAGAAGCCTCAGACGAGGATGTAAACGCAGAGATTGAAAAGCAGGTCAATGCGGTTCTTCCTTATCTTAAGATTGCGCAAAAGACCGCGCAGCGTACTATCCAGAGCTTTAAGGATAGTCAAGACTTGGATGACGACGAGGTCGATGACGACGATGATGACCCTGCCGGCAACAAGAAACCAATCCGCAAACAGAAGAAAGAGAAAGAAGAGCAGGTCCCAGCATGGGCGCAGGCACTTATTACTCAGAACAAAGCCTTGCAGACCGAAATCCTCGGTTTGAAGTCAGAGCGAGAGAATGATGGCCGCCGTTCTAAGCTGAAGGCACTCCTTAAGGACAAAGGTACGTTCGGAAAGACTGTCTTGAAGAATTTCGACAAGATGAATTTCGAGAACGAATCTGAGTTCGATGATTTCTACGATGGTATTGTGGAGGACTTGGCAGCTATCGATCAAGAGCGTGCTAACGAAGGTCTCGGAAAGCTTGGTGCTCCTGCGGCTCAGAGAAAGCCTAAGAAGGAAGAGGTTGAGGTTATCAAGGACAACGAGATTGATGAGCTTGCCGAAACTATGTAATCTTTAAATTTTAAAAGTTATGTATGGCGTAAGCAAGACAAAAACGTTTGATTCAGGCAAGGAGTCTGTAATCATCAGAAATTACGTGAATGGCATCATGGGTGGTGTCATTCTTGACATGACAGGTTTCTCTGGAGAGTTCATCCAGTGCGGACACATTATCATTCGTGATACCAAGTCTGGCGAGTACAAGCCTATGCCGGTAACAGGTGAGGCTTATGCTTCATTGCCGGAAAATCACGAGTATGTAGGTGTCTGTATGACAACAGCTCCGGTAGATACCCCTCATGTAGGTGTTATGACGGCAGGTGAGGCTAATGATAAGGCTGTCCCTTATCCTGTCGATACGATCAAGGCAGCTTTGAAAACAGCCGTTCCTACTCTTCAGTGGGGACACGATGCAATCGGTTAAGGAGGTGATTTATGCAACAGAGTTCTTTATTTCTTAAGTATATCTTGAGTTTCTTCCCAATCCTGAAGACATTGATTGAGAAGATTAACGGTAAGCGCAAGAACGAGATGACGTATCTCCACAAGGATACATCCATTCTTCGCCGCGTTTATTCTACCGACAACAAATGGGAAGCCGACACGGTTGATACCTCTTACGTAGCTGCTGACTACGTGGCAGTGGATTCTCCGGTTCCTTTGAAGTCTCGTGACAAGATTTCAACCGCCAACGGCAAACTGCCAAAGGTCGGTATGAAGAAGTTCTTGAAGGAGTCAGATATTCTTTCCCTCCGACTTATGGAAGCCCAGGGCGGTCAGACAGCAGAGATTCGCCGTAAGCTGGCGCAGGATCCGGTAGCTTGTAATGTCGGTGTTGATGAGCGTAATGAGTATGCACTTCTGTATGGTCTTTCTAACGGCTACGTAGCTGTTCGTGACGACGATAATCCAAAGGAGTTGCTCCGTATCAAGTATCAGTACTTGCCAGAAAATCAGCTCGGCATCAACAACGTTGATAATGGTGTTACAGTTGCAGACTTGAAGGAATGTATCGAGCGAGCATCGAATGATGGCAACACCATCTTGATCTTCTGGATTGGTAAGGCTAAGTTTGACGAACTGAAGAAGGCACAAGACGCTCGCGAGCTTGTTGCCAACTACAAGGGTCAGACTTACGATTCCAACACAAAGCTCCCAGTTCCTACTGCCAGCGTATTCCAGGAGGCATTCTTGGACGAGACCGGTGTATCATTCCGCATCATCAACCGTACTGTCCGCTTGGAGCATGATGGTGTGAAGAAGAGCGTTAAGCCTTGGAACAACGATATGATTATCGGTGTCTGCTCACAGATGATTGGTGCCCTCGTTTACGGTCAGGTAGCAGAGGCAACAAACAGAGTGGCAGGTGTAACCTATCAGCAGATTGATTACAAGCTTATCTCTCAGTATTCAACAACTGATCCATTGCGTGAGACAACTGCGGTGCAGGCATACTGCTTGCCTGTCATCGAGGACGTTGACACAATCTATCAGATTAATACTAAGCTGGCAGACCCAGACGTTTCGGTTGATACCGAAAAGGAGAAAGCAGATACAGAGGACGCTAAGGTAACAATCTCTGATGTGACCTACAAGAAGCCGGAGGCTATCACAACTCTCAACGCTCTTGGTGCTACACTTCCTAGTGACGCCAGCGACAAGGAGGTTATTGATGCCTACAATGAGCTGCCTCCTACAAAGAAGAAGGAGTTCAAGGATAACGCAGCTAAAGCTGAGGAGTAATCATGAAGACGGTCGGACAAGCTTTGGTGGATGAGGTACACATCCCTATCCCCTATGGTTTCGTGGAAAACGCCTGCATAAAGCGTGACCTCGATATCGAATCAGAGTTCACTGGTGACGTTGCCAGAAATGACGCCTACAAAGGAACGCTTGCCGACTGTCTGCTTTCTCTCATACAAGCCGTTAGCTTCTCCGAAGCGGACAAATCAATAGGTTCCCTCTCGGAAGACCAGCGAAAGGCTATATTAGTTCAAGTCAATCGTTTATATAACTCTATCGGCGAGGAGGAGGTTTCACTTACTCCGAAGCCGACAGTTTACATTAATTGCTGATGAGTCTATTGAGTTTTCATGCCTCAAAGCTATACCGGCAGCAGAAGGTAGCTGGCTATACAGATGATGATGGAAATTATCACCAGGGCAAGACCGAGTGGAAGTTCTGCTGCACTTGTGATGTAGTTCCTGCTGGCGAGGCCAACAAGTTAGTTACATCTGACGGTTCTATTGATTACTACTCCTACGAAGTGCATAACTTGCCCGTAGGGATTGAAAAGTTCTCTTATGGGGATTTTATCAAGCTGGAAATTTTAGGGGCTGAGGAGGTAATTATCAAGGTCAAGGGATTTCATCGTTATCAACTCCAGTGTAAGATATGGGCATAAGAATGACAACCAGCGCTTCCGCTCTTGATGCCTTCCTACAGAGAGCCGCAAGGAAGATACATGAGAATGTACTTAAGGCATTGAGCAAGCTAGGAGACGAATCTGTGGTTAGAATCCGTAACAGGTCTGCCAAGGAAAGCTGGATAGACCATACGGGCAACCTAAGAAGCTCCATAGGCTTCGCCGTGTACGAGCAGGGAAGTAAATATATGGAATCAGCCTTTTCGCAGGTTCTCAGTGGCACAGACGGCTCTGTAAAGGGCAAGAAGATGATCAATGACCTTGCTAAGGAATATTCCAGGGTTTATGCTTTGGTTGTCGTTGCCGGAATGGAATACGCAGGAGAGGTGGAAGCCTTGGAAAGCAAGGATGTCCTCGCATCAACGAAGATATGGGCCACATCCATTGTAGAGCAGCGTGTGAAGACAGCAATAGACTCAGCAGTTAATGAAATAAACAAGTGGAAGATATGAAATCAGACGGAGCAATTAAGACAGATGTTTACCGGTACATCAATGAAAGCGGTTTTATGAACAACGTCAATGGCAAGCTGTCAAAGACGATGAGACCGCATAATTCTCATAAGGAAGATGTCGTTATCTCCATCTTGGCTAATGAGGGAACGCAGCTTCAAACGGCAATTATAAATGTAAATATATATATACAAGATCAGGACGTAGATGGGCAGTTCGAGGAGAACACTATCAGAGTTGACGAAATCTGCAAACTGGCTTGGAATCTCTTGGAAACGTTCAGAACGAGCGAATATGCTGCCCACGCTATTGAGCAGAGGGTATATGCAACAAGCACGGGAGAACATGTAATAAATAATCAAGTTGAATATAAACTCATAAACGATTAAATTATGTCAGTAACATCATGGGGCAAATGCACTATCTACGTTCAAGAGGTAGGTAGCAAAAAGAACGAGTGGACTAAGCTCCCAACTCCAAAGGATGGCACTACTACTGTTACTCCAACGAAAGGCGATACTATGACCCAGGTTGAGGAAGGTGGCGGAATTGTTGACCGCAAGACAAAGAAGTCCACCTACGAAGCTGTATATCAGCTCTTCATCAAGAAGAACCAGTCGCAGCCATTCAAGACTATTGATGGTATCATTGAGGGTAACTACCGTTTGGCTATCCAGCCAGAAGACGCCGAGCTTCCTGGCGTTTACATGGGTAATACCACCATCGGTGCCGAGGAGGGCTATACAACAGGAGAAGGTGCTTCCATCACTTATACCCACGCAGCTCTCATCCCGGAGGGTGACGTGGTGGCTAAGACTACAAACGCAAAGGGTGAGGAGGTCTATTGTGCTTACCGCTGGCGTGTTATCACCGCCGTAAAGGGAACAGGTGGAAAGTATGCCTTGACTTTCAAGAAGCCGCAGGACGGTGAGACCCCTCCTGCTGAAATCACGGAAACCTATGCAGAGACATAGGCATATTCTAATATCCCTTCCGCCGACTGAGGGTTATCAGCCGGCAACCTACCCAAGTAGCTCAGGGGCAGAGCGAGACCAAATAGTCCGTCGCATGAAAATCCAGGGTCTTCAAAAGCTGGTTGAAAGTCGCAGGTTCGAGTCCTGCCTTGGGTGCCAACAATTTAAATTCGAGTGATATGGAAGAGTTAGGAATCATTATATCGAATACGCTCACAGATATGCCGATAGGCTTTGATACTGAGCACGCTCACGTTAACATCTACCCTACTACACTGGGCATGATGTATCTAACGTCGCAGTTGGTAGATAGCTTGGAGCTAGACAAAGAGTTACTTCAAGCTGATCCATTCTTGGAAGCATTGCGAGTTGCAAACACCAAAAGGGAGACATGCTGCAGATTGATTGCATATCACTCACTCAATACAAAGAACGAAATACTAGACTCCAAATGCGTAAGCAGACAGACGGAGTTAATCTTCAAAGAATGTTCCAACGAGGATATAGCGACTCTTCTCATCATCATCCTTAAGGCTAACTCATACCAGACAATAGCCAAAGAGACAGGAATGGAAGAAGAAGCGAAGCGTATGGCAAAAGTCAACGCAGCAAAGAAGTCGGAGAATAGCTTTATATTCGGGGGCAAGACAATATGGGGAACTCTCATAGATGCCGCTTGCGAAAGATACGGATGGACTTTCGATTACGTGGTATGGGGAATATCGTATAACAACCTGACTCTCATGCTCAAAGACAAGATTACTTCAATCTATCTGTCAGACGAGGAGAGGAAGAAAGCCCATATACCTGCAGCAGGGGAAGAGGTCATCGATGGCAACAACAAGGAGGCGGTCATGAAGGCGGTGATAGAGTCAGAGACCGAGATTTAACCGAAGTCTTCCTGCGCACGCACGTAAAGTTCCAATATCGAACACTCGTATTTGGTATTTCCCCCGGCGATTCTTTATAACAGAGTATAAATTTAAGGAAAAATAGAACATTATGCCAAGCATTAAATTCGATACAATAGTCGAGACAGTCAAGGTCGTTTCCGGTTTTCGAGACATTCAGAACGCAGTTCATCAGACTGCTGAGAGGGTTAAGAAGGACGGAAAGTCTATTGACGATGTAATCTCGAATATACAGAACAGTATGAACATTGCCATTGGCGGTTGGAGCATTGGCAAGTTCGTCAATCAGATGATGCAGGTCCGCGGTCAGTTCCAGCAGACGGAAATGGCATTCAAGACGATGTTGCAGTCTGAGGAGAAAGCTGATGCTCTCATGAAGCAGATGATCCACACGGCTGCCATCACACCTTTCGGTGTAGAGGATGTCACAGAGGGAGCCAAGCAGCTCCTGGCATTCAACGTAGCAGCCGAGGATGTCAACAAGACGCTTATCGGATTGGGAGACGTGGCGGCAGGTATGGGTCTGAACCTTAAAGACCTCGTGATGCTTTACGGCACCACCATCGCCAAGGGTAAGATGGACACAATGGACTTGTACCAGTTCCTCAACCGAGGTATTCCTATCGCAGACGAATTGGCTAAGGTTATGGGGTTGGACTTGAACAATGCCATCGGTGAGGTCCAGAAGCAAATCAAGGCTGGCAAGGTTACCAGCGACATCTTCATCCAGGCAATGCAGAGTATGACCGCCGAGGGTAGCAAGTTCGGTGGCTTGATGGAAGCTCAGTCCAAGACTATTACCGGTCAGATAAGCAACATAAAGGATGCCATCGAGCAGATGTTCAATGACCTCGGCAAATCCCAGGAGGGCGTTATCAATACCGGATTGGGAGTCGTTTCCACCCTCGTTGAGAATTGGGAGACGGTAGGCAAGGCTGTAATGGTCGCTGTTACAGCATACGGAGCCTACAAGGCTGTAGTGATAACTCTTGCTGCTATAGAAAAGGCTCGCATTGCGCTTAATACAGCAGTTAGGTTCATTGAGCTTGCTAAAGCAGTAAGCAATGCAACACAAGCAATGAGAGTGTTCAATTTAGCTTGCAAGACAAATATTTTAGGGTTTGTCGTAGGAACAGTATTATCCGCCATTGTCGCATTCAAGCTGTTTGGCAATAGCGCTGAGGATGCAGAAACCAAGACTTCCAAGTTTACCGAGAGTGCAAATGAAGCATCAAGCAAGGTCGAGTCGCTAATCTCCATTCTGAAGACTGCAAGGGAAGGCTCCAAGGTTTACAAGGACACCATCAAGGAGCTGTCAAACATCTATGGCAACTACGGGATTGCTATCGACAAGATCAAGGAAGATGAGAGCAACCTTGTGGATGTTAAGCAGCAGGAGATAGATAAATCCAATGAACTCATCGAACAAATCAAGCTGGAGGCTACAGAGCGCAACAGAGCCAATGCAATCTCCAAGGCTAACGAAGACTACAACAACCGTGTCGATAGTGCCCAGCAAGCACTTTTGAGTAAGTTGAAGGATTATGGAACCTCTAGCAGCGGCATTGCAGTCGGCATACAGAACATCGTATCTGACTCGGTTATCAAGCAGTTTGATGACCTAACACAGAAGATGGCTGGCTTGAATGAGCACTCTAAGGAGTATCAGACCTATCTGAAGCAATACAATCAGTTAGAGGCTTCTTTGATATCCGAATCAGAAAAGCTAGCTAATGCTTTCGGTTTTACAGGAGACAAGACAAGCGATGCCAGGAAGGCTTTGATAGGCTATCTCTACGAACTACGAGCTGCTAAGAAGATTCATAGTGAGGAGGCAGATAATATCAACCGGGCGGCAGATGCTACCGAGGATTTCGGAAACAAGGCCATCTCTACAAAGAACAGGATAAATGCTTTGCAGAAACAGCTGCAGGGTGCCGGCGAGGATGTACACGTCCTCTACAACCGTGTCAAGGAGTTCATGCAGAACTATTCCGAGAACAATATCAATTTCCACGTCAACTTCGATGCCAAGATACCATCGTGGATGCAGAATATGAATATTCCGGAGCTGGGACGCTTAGGTAAGTACTTTTCCGCTTTGGCACGCGACCTTGCAAACAACAAGAAGTCAGGTGCGCTAGTCAATGGTAAATGGATGTCAACAAACGATATCGCCCAGCGAGGATGGGATTACACCAATGCAGCGAACACCAAGCAGACCAAGGCAGAAGACGATGCAAAGAAGAAGCGGCGTGAGAAGGAAGAGGCAGAAGCCAATGCCAAGAAGAACGCTGCCAAAGCTAAGAAAGCAGCCGCCGATGCCAAGAAGCTAGCAGAAGACCGGAAGAAGGCCCAGGAGGAACTGAATGAGGACTTGAAGCGGCTGCAGCAGGAAAATATCGACACCGATATATCTCAGATGCAGGAAGGCACGGAGAAGAAGCTTGCTGAAATCAAGAACGACTATGCCAAGCGCAACGCCGAGATTGACAAGCAGGAAACAGAGTTCAAGAAGAAAAACAAGGAAGCTGGCAAGAAAGTAACCCTCACCTCTGCTCAGTCCAATGCCCTCAATAAGGCTAGAGACCTCGCTACCCAAGAGTACAACAAGAAGCTTGATGAGGTCAACAGGGAAGCCCTCTCCTCTATGCGTGACTACTTGAAGGAGTATGGTTCTCTCTATCAGCAGAAGCAAGCCATTGCCGAGGAGTACGAAGAGAAGATTGCCAAGGCTCAGACACAGGGTGAAAAGCTCTCTCTTCAGCAGCAGAGAAAGAAGGACCTCCAAACCATCGAGATAAACGCTATCAGACAGAACATCGATTGGGGAAGTATCTTCGGAGACTTCGGAGCTATGTTCAAGGACCAACTGGAACCAACAATAAAGAAGTTGCAGGAGCTGTCCAAGAGCACAACCGATGTTAACGAACAGAAGACCATACAGGAACTTATCTCCAAGCTACAAGGCTCTGCCACCGTATGGGATAGTGACATCTTCAAGAAGGTTTCGGACGACATCAACGCCTATCAGTCAGCCATGCAGGGCTATATTGATGCACAGGAGCGTGAGGCAGAAGCCACGAAAGCCGTCACCAAGGCGCAGGAAGACCTCGCCAAGGCTAAGAAGAGCGGTGACAAGACAAGTATCAGCAAGGCTGAAGCCAACCTCTCTAGAGCGCAGGGCGTACTCGCTACCGCATCTAACAACGTTTTGGAGTTCGGTTCATCAGTTCAGAAGGCATCATCAGACTTACAGACATCTGCACAGAAGGCAGTTTCTCAGTTCCAGCAGCTTGAAAATGGCTTGCAGGGTCTCACATCGGGGTCACTCAAAGGCATAGGAAACTCCATTCTAGGGCTTGACAAGCTTTTCGGTGGCTCTATGCAGAAGGACGTTGCCAACACTCTAGCAAAGGGCATCCAAGGGTTGCTCGGTAAAGATAGCGACGCAGCCAAGGCTCTGACGAAAGCTTTAGGGGATAGCGGTATGGCAGGTGAAATAATCTCCGCAATACTCGGCATCCTCGATATACTGAAAGATGGCTTCGGAACACTCATCAGCAACCTCATGGAGACGGTCTTTGGCGCAGTAACGGGCATCCTTGATGATGCTTTATCGGGTGACATCGTTATGAAGCCATTGAAGAGTATCGGGAACAACGTTTCTCATATCCTCAACACGCTTTCATTCGGTGGCTTCAATAGTCTGTTCGGTGGAGATGGAAATGCCAAGAAGGTCAATGATACCATCGAAAGGCTGACTGACAGAAACACCCTCTTGCAGCAATCCATCGAGGATTTGACTGACGCAATGGAAAATTCCTTTGGCTCCAAGGCAACCTCATACTACGAGCAAGCCTACAAGAATCAGCAGGAGACTAATCAGAACTACCTCGACATCGCAAAAGCGCAGGCAAGCTATCACGGTTCGCACCACTCATGGAATGCTTATTGGAGCGGTTTCGGTAGTGAGGAGATTGATTGGATCAAGAAGAACGTCAAATCAGACTTCAATGGCGACCTCTTTTCCCTCAGTCCAGAGGAAATGAAGCTTCTCCGTGGCAACGTTGCCATCTGGGAGCATATCGAGAACACTGGAAAGGGTAACTATGGTGGTCGTCTGACAGAGAAGCTGAATGACTACATAGACCAAGCGGGCAAGCTGGATGAGTTATCAGACAAGCTGAAGGAAAGCCTTACGCAGATTTCCTTTGACAGCATGAAGGATAGCTTCGTGTCAGACCTTATGGATATGAGCAAGTCAGCGCAGGACTTTGCAGACGATTTCGCTGAAATGATGCAAAAGGCTCTTCTCTCCTACTCTATGGAAGACCTCATCAATGGAGACTTGAAGAAGCTCTATGATGATTGGGCGAAGGCTATCAAGGACAACGATGGCAAGCTTACCGAAACAGACATAGAAGCATTCAACAAGCGTTACGATGATATAGTCCAGGAGGGCTTGAAGAGACGTGATGATTGGGCGAAGGTGACAGGCTACACTGGCTCATCATCCTCTTCACAGACCGCAACAAGCGGAGGATGGGCATCTATGGGGCAAGATACAGCAGACGAGCTGAATGGTCGCTTCACCGCCATGCAGATTGCAGGAGAATCCATCGCTCAGAATATGACTACCACCATATCACAGATGGAGAGCATCGTTACACTCGGAATCTCAACAAATGGCGCAGTATTGGAGATTAGAAACATGATGATTATGACAAACAGCTACCTCGAAGACATCGTGAAGTATTCAAAGCTCACCTATAATGACTTCGGAGCCAAGCTGGATGACATGAACAGAAGATTAAAGGATATTTGACCTCTATAGGCTTTTCGCTTGTCAGCCCTTACAACTACACTCAACAATAGCAAAAGCGGCTCACAGCGAAGCCTACGAGGTTATTTAATGATTAAATAGTTATGCTTAATGGACAACTTTACATCAATGGCAAGGATGCCTACCTTACGTGGGGCATCTTCCTAGACGAAACCGCCCTCAGCACGCTCATGACTCCTGCACCAAATAAGGAGTTCATCAGCAACAAGTATCGCTCAAAGGACGGAAAGTCGGTTATCAAGCACAATCCTAGATTGGATGAGAGGGAGATAACGCTGCCGTTCAATATGACCGCCAAGGACTCAGATACGTTCATGACGAACTATGCTAGGTTCTGCGAGGAGGTTCTTGCCAAGGGAGAGTTGGTTATCCGCACACGATTCCAGCCTAATGTGTGGTATCGGTGCATCTATCTCTCCTGCACCCAATTCAGTCAATTCATTCGGGAAATGGCAAAGTTCAGCTTAAAGCTCAATGAGCCAGACCCTAGTAACAGAGGTGAAACAAGTAAATATACAAGCTAATGATTCAGATTAAGAGAAATAACAAGGTATTCTTCACATTAGAGGACTTCGGCGAGGGTTCTAAGCTGTCATATCAGCTTATGGACCACCACTACATCATCTTGAAGTTCACTACGGCTACTCCTATCTATTTCGAGATTGGGGACTCCGTGGAGATTCCCGACTTCGGCTACTTTGAGCTTACATCATCATACTTCCCTAAGCACAATGACAGTGATGGCTACGACTACGAAATGCAGATGGATGCCTACTATATGTCTTGGAAGAATAAGCTTTGCAAGTATCGCCCTCAGCACGGAGCCAACGAGACCTCCTTCAGCCTCACCACAACGGTAGGCGTACACATGAACGTTATACTAGGCAACCTAAAGGCACTAGGTCTTACGTACAATGGCAAGGATTTCTCTGTTGACTACACTACGTACAACAACAAGGCTTTCGATGTTCAGAAGAGATTCTTGATCGAGTACGGCTCCATCAGCATACTTGATGCTCTAAACTCCATCTGTTCCGAAGACGCACTCAACTGCGAATGGTGGATAGATGGCTCTATTATATACCTTGGATATTGCGAAATGGAAGGACAGACAACATTCGAACAGGATGTTAATGTTCTGTCTATGTCCTATTCGGAATCTAAGTCAACTTATATCACAAGACTGTACGCATTCGGCTCAGACAGAAATATTCCGAAAGGATATTTCACTGGTGCCGATGCGGACGTCACCACAGATGGTGTAGCTACCGATTACCTCATGCTCCCTAACAAGGAAGTAGATAGTGATGGGTTCTACGCCAAGGATGGCTACCTGGAGAACGTGAATGTCGTGAAGAATGACAAGCAGGCTATCGAAGGTGTCGTTATGTTCGATGAAGAATATCCGAAGGTTGAGAGTGTTGTCAGCAGTATCAAGACCTATGATAGCACCGTTGATAACGAAGACGGAACGAAGACTACACAGACATTTTGGCAGGTCACTTCTACAGACTCTTTCACTAATAACTTCAAGGAGAGTTGGATAAAGAGTAACCTCACTTTAGGCATCAAGTTCACTAGCGGTGCTCTCATGGGTATGGAGTTCGAGGTCAGTTTCAAGGTTATTGACAAGGCTAACTACTTCGAGATTGTAGCTAATGACACATACGGAAGAACACTCCCAGATGGCGTTATGTGCCCGAAGGTAGGTGATAAGTTCTTTCTCTACAACTGGGACGCAACAAAAATTACAGATACGGACCTCATCCCTACCGCTCAGTTGTCTCTGTTCGACAGGGCAAAGCAGTACTATCAGAAGACCATGATCAGCAACTCAAACTTCACCTGCACGATGGATGGCGATAAGTTCTACAATGATGGAACATACGATTACCATCCTCTCGGTGAGCAGGTAAAGCTGATTAATGATATGTTTGCGCAGGTGGATGCAGATGGCAAGCACTACCGAAACTCTCGTATCATCGGAATGGAGATACCTTTGGACATACCTTACGACCACCCTCAGTACACAGTAGGCGAAAAGGCTGCAACAAGCCGGTTGGGTAAGTTGGAAGACAAGGTTGATTCCATCAAGGTGAATGGAATGCAGATAGGTGGAACGGGAAGCGGTAATGGTGGAGGTGTCTATGTAATTGGCATGAACGATACCACTCCTGCATCCGATAGTAACGTTTATTCTGCTAGACGCTCTAGGATGGAGTTTGTATCTAGGCTGCTGGATAACACAGCAAAGGGCACAATCACATGGGAGAAGGTGCAGAAGTTCTTTAGTGGATTGTTTGTCGGTAACTCCAACAATGAGAACGGAGGCTCGTGGACTCCCGATACAGAAGGTCGTTCGCATCTCATCACAGATTACTTGGAGGTGAGAATGAAAGCTATCTTTGAGGAACTGGTTATCAAGAAAACCTCCACCATCGGTGGTAAGGAGATTCTGTCTCCTGCTGGAGGCGTGGTGGCTCATAAGGTAGAAGAGGTTACTGTGACATATAATAATGTGTCACAGAAGGCTTATCGTTGCTATTTCTTAGCAGAGCAGGAAGGTGATTCTGTAGATAATGATTTCGCTGTTAACGACCAAGTGCGCTCGGAATCATTCAATGTACGCAAGGGCACTTATCACAAAGTTGGCAATCACTTTTACTGGCGATTGGTAATCGGTCGCGATGAAGACCCTGTAGAGTTGGAAGGAAAGAAGTATCATTATATCGACCTCTCCGATACCGATTGCGCTACGGCAAGCGACGTACCTGCTAAAGGTGATGTGTTGTCGCAGTGCGGTAATAGAACAGATATAGAACGTCAGAACTGCCTTATCTTCTCAGCGGTAGATACCTATTCGCCATCCATCGGATTGTATCACGGCATCAACAGCTATTCCTTTGCCAATAGGGAGTACGTGGAATATGGCGTAAACAAACAGACCAACAAGGCGTTCTTCAATGTTTATGGCGATATGTATGTGGGCGACCGACCTACCAAGGAGAACAATTACGAGGGTAGCAGCTACATCAAGTATGACAGCGCAACCAAGCAGGTATCTATTAAGGGTAAGCTTTCGGCGAAATCTACCGTGGATGGCAAGGAATTGTCTCAGTATATTAAGGAGAACTCAGCAAAGGGCTTGACAGAAGAGCAGGTGAACAATCTCATCAAGAACTCGCAGGTTATTACCGACTTGCAGAATCAGGTAGATGGGGCTATCGAGACGTGGTTCTACGAAGGTGTGCCTACTTTGAAGAACGCTCCAGCAAGCAGTTGGACGACCGATAAGGATAAAGATACCCATCTCGGCGACCTCTATTATGATAACAAGACGGGCAAGGCATACCGCTTTGCCAAGGATGGCAACACCTATAAGTGGACTATCATCACGGACACCGATATTGCCAAAGCCCTTTCCGATGCAAGCAAGGCACAGGAAACGGCAGATGGCAAGATGAAGGTATTCAGCACACAGCCTACGCCACCTTATCAGGTTGGCGATATATGGGTGAATGCCACTTATCCTTCTGACGGCAGTACCTACAAGAATGAGGTGTTGCGTTGTCAGACCAAAAAGGCGGCAGGTTCTCTGTTCGCCATCGCCGATTGGATGAAGGCTTCCAAATATACCGATGACACTGTTGCCAACGCAGCTAAAAAGGCAGCAGAAGAAGCTCAGAAGGCGGCACAGACCGCACAGACGAACATTACGAACCTCGGAAAGACCGTCATCATCAACAAAAAGGCATTCGATAATTATGTTACAGATGGCTATCTTGAGCCATCGGAGATTGCGGCTATGGCGCAGGACTCAAAGCGACTCGAAGATGATTTTGCGGCAGCGCAGAAGTCATATAATGAGGTGAAGGATG